CGCCAACTCGTTCGTCAAGTTCATGCGGGACGAGTTTGGCGAGGATGCGGCCAAGGCGGCCACGGCGTTTGCCGAGGGCATCACGGCCAAGAACAAGCAGATCGCTTCGTCGCTGGAACGAATGGAGTCGCTGACCCGCGACGTGGCCCTCCAGCACGACCCAATGAACGTCGCCATTGACGGCAAGGCGTCTGGCGACACAACCAACAAGACCCTGTACGGCGATTCGTGGATGAAGGCGACGCCGGACCAGAGAAGCAACAGAGAACTGGTCGCACAGACCATGGTCAAGATGGCTCAGAGTGCCATCAGCAAGGGGCAGACGATCACGCCCGATCTGGAGCAGGTGTTGTTCAACGCCGCCACGCATCACGTGGCAAAGAACACGCCGGCCGGAAAGTCCGCACGGACCGAAGTGATCAACCGCTCGGCTGCACAGCGTCAGGGACAACGCGTTGCGGTTCCGGGCAGGGCCACGGCATCTGGACTTCCCATGTCGCGGTCCGAGGCAAACAAGAGCGGGAGGCAGAGTTTGGCGGACGTCGGGTCTGCGGCCATTGCGGCCGCACTCGGCCAACTTGGGTGATCCGGAGCAGGCGGAGCCCGGAAGGACTAAGCAATGTCGACGTTTTCTACTGGTGTGGCGCTCAGTGCGCTGTCGGGGGTCGTGAACGCGGCCCTGCCGACGATTGACAAGGACATTCAGGAAACCCAGCGTTTCAACCGGATGCCCGGCAACATGCTGCTCATCGACGGGGCAGAGGAGCAGGACACGACCGGCAACATCTACGGCTGGAACATTCGCGTTCGCGAGGCCGCCGGCTCGACGCAAGCCCTGCGTGCCTTCCAAGCCACGCAGTACCAGGTCGGCTACTACACGGAACGGTTCACCGTCCCGTTCCGCGACAAGACCAACACGGCGTTTGCGTTCGACCGGCTGGAAATCAGCCGCAACCGGGCAGCCCCCAACCGCATCTACGACCTGCTCAAGGAGCGTCGGTCGGCGCAGTTGGAGAACATCGCCAACGTCAACGAGATCGAGGTCTTTGGCGCGCCGTTCGACCAGAACGACGACTCCGCCATTTTCGGCCTTGAGTGCTGGCTTCGCCGGTCCATGGCGTCCGACGGCTCGTTTGTCGCTCTGCCGGACGGGGGCTACAACGGCACCTACTGGCGAGGCACCGGCAACGCCACTCCCATTGCCATCCTTGGCGGACAGGACACCTCGCAGTTGGCCCTTGAGCGTGCCCGCAACTACGTGATGACCGTGGGCAACACCTACGTCGACACGACCCTTCTCGATGCCGTCAAGCGGTGCATCAACGAGACGATGTTCGAGATGGTCCCGGGCCTGACCGGCAAGTCCGGCCCCAGCATGGGCGGCGACGACGCATTGATCTTCTGGGATCCCGAGTACGACGATCAGTACGACTCGTTCCTGGCGGCCGGTCCCGACCCCCGGTACCGCTCCGGCGGCGGCGACTACTACCCGGGCAAGAAGCGCACCCTGTGGGGCGCGCAACTCGTCCGTACCCCCGCGCTCCGCAACAAGGCCGACCGCCCCATCTTCGGCCTGCGCCGCTCGATGCTTCAGGTCATCAAGGGCCGCGGCATGTGGATGGTTGACGGCGACGGCGTCGTTCCCGGCGCACACAACGTCGTCTACAAGCCGCGCGACTACACGTGGCAGATGATCTGCCGCGATTTCCGCAAGGGCGGTTTCCGCATCCACTCCACGTTCACCACCGGCTCCTAACGCGCACCGTCGCGCGTTGGTGCTTCTGACATTCACGTCCCCGCGTCCGCAGACGCGGGGGCGGTCACAGATCAAAGGGCACAGACATGAACCAACTTCCCGGCCATCAGATTCAGTTTCCTCGCATTGCTCATTACTCAGGCTACAACATCAACGCCACCGCGGGCTCCCGCACGGCGCGCAACGCCGATCTCCGGCGCGGCGACGTGTTGCAGTTCGACCCCTTCAACCACGAACGCGTGGCCGCCAGCGCGTCCTACACCGGCTCCTACGGCTCGCCCAGCGTCAGCGACACGCTCAACCTCGGCATGGACTACGTCGTGTCTGTGTCGACGACATCGTTCAACACGCCGATTGGCGTCGTGGTTGAGACTCCTGACACGGCCATCAACGACCTCGACCCGTTGGTGGCCAACAAGCGTCGCGGCGGCATTGTCCGTGTCGCAACCACCGGGCTGGTCCAGGCTCGCGTCCGGTTGGGCGTGGCTACTGGCTCGCAGTCCACCGTAAAGGGCCAGACGCGTCTGTCGCTCAAGGCGGGCGAAGTGGCGTTCCAACTGTTCAACACGTCGGCCACTGTCGACACCTCCAACTTGGTGTGCGGCGCGGCGTCCGGCACGCCGGAAGTCGTGGCAGCGCGTGTTCACGCCATCGCGATGGAAAGCGTCACCGACTCCGGTTCCGCCAGCGGCACCGAGTACCTGATGTGGGTGCAGTTGATCCAGCCGCTGCACTGACGTCGGCGGGCTAACGCCTGCACCACGAGCCTGCTACGCCGGTTCAGAACCAAGCCCAGGGCGGAATGGTCCCACTGACCCCCACAAGCAATCTGGACCGGCGCTTTGTTTGAAGTTTCCGACACCATGTCGTTCCGCGACATCCAGATCCGCGTGGCGGAACTGGCCGGTGTCGCGTCGTACGACTCCGCGGGTTTGGCCGTGCCGCCAACCAACGCGTACAACCTTGACCGACTGAAGCGGGCGATCACCGACGCCGTTCGGCAGATTACCAACGCCGTCGATCCCAAGACGCTTCGGACGGTCAAGTGGGCGTGGAACTACGCCAGCATTGACGTGACGTTGAGTGCAGACGGGTCCGATGCAAGGTGCGTCGACGGCGACTCGCGTCGCTACTTGCTGCCGGAATGGATTGCCTCCGCACCGGTCAATCGGGTGACGTGGACGGCCCCCAACACCTACGGCGGCAAGACCAGCGTGGTTGGCCCGGAAGCCATTGAACGCGAATGGGCGGTGTCGTCGGAATACAAGGGGCCGCCATATGCCGTTGCGGTCCGCGCCCTGGCCGACCGCAAGACGGTGGGGAACCGGCCGCGGTTTGAGTTGATCGTGGCGTGCAAGCCCGATCAGGCGTACACGCTGAAACTGCGGCATCGCATTGGGTCGTGGCTGCTGGATGCGGACTCGGATCGTTGTCCGTGGCCTGCGTTCCTAGACGACCTGCTGATCGCTTGGGCGTGGGTGCTGCTGTCTCCCGCCAATCAAATGGCCCAACTCAACAGAACGGAGAAGTTGCTGGCGGCGATTGCCAGCAACAAGGAGTTCACGCTGACCCCCATCGGTGACTGTGATCCGGTGGGGCTCAGTAACTACGTGCCTCCGGTGCAGGTCGCCGTGAACGGCACTCGAGTGATTTGAAGAAAGGTGGCGGTATGAGCGGTATGAACGGACTGTCTCTTGAAGCGGAAATCATGCGGATCCCCCGCGGCGCGGGCCCGGGCTACACCGAGGACATGCCGATTCCGCTGACCCTGTGGACGCTCGACTCTGGCGCGGGCTTGGATGCCACCACGACGGCTGTGCGTCGTTTGCCGGTCGCAGGCACCAGCACTGCCACGCCACTGACTACCAGCCCGTTGCATGGGTTGCAATGGCCAGCGGCGTCAACGCAGACTGCTCGCATTTCAACCGGCATCATGCTGCCGGGCCAGTGGCGTCGTGGCACGCGCAAGAATGGCGACAAGCCTGCTGTTCACCTGCTGGTGCATGCCAAGCAGAGCGGCACTGGCACCGACCAGAACGTCTCGCTGAACGCCACCGCGTCTTGGGTCAACCCGTCGTACTCCGACGCCGGAACGGCTCGCGACAATCCGGACGAGACGGCACCGTTGCAGTTGACGGTGCCGGCGACCAGCGTCAACCTGTCGCCTATCAGCGTGGCAGCCTTGACCAGTAGGTTCCGGGTGCTGCGCTTTGACCTGACCAACGCCATGACGACACTGGTCAACGCAAGGACTGCGGCGGAACGCCTGATGTACTGGTGCAGCATGACGGTCACGCTGGGCATTACGACCCCCGCGGCGGGCAACGTCACGCTGAACGCCAACACAACGGTCGACATCATCGGCACCTCGCTCAGTTACGTGCGGAACGCGTCGTACTGGGAAGCCCGTTTCCGCAAGATCAACAACTGACGCAGCGACAACATGGCCGACTCCAGCAAACTCATGTTGCCATGGCGCGGAGTGTCGGACGTCGCTCCGTACATCGAAATGCCGGGTGACTTGGCGGCTCCCGGCGATCCGCTCAACGTGATCCCACGGCGGCGTGCGGCCGTCAATGGGTCGGGCGGACGCCGGCAGATTGCCAGTCGTCCAGGCACGGTGTTGGCGTTCCCGCAGACGTTGGCGGGCAAGCCTCAATGCGCGGGCAACGTGAGCAAGGCCACCGGCATCACCGGGTACACATCTGGCGAGCCGGTGACTTTGTCGACTGGTCTGTCCGTCCCGCAGACGCCGTATCGAACGCAACTGGTCGTTCTCGACACCAACTGGTCGATCAAGTTTGTGTTGAACGACACGCGTGCGGCGTTGCCAATCACGTCAATCTCCGCAGCGGCTCAGGCGGTTGTCACGACGTCGATTCCGCACGGCTATTCGACGGGCAACACAGTGGTCATCGCGGGAAGCAACTGCACGCCGTCCATTGACGGCACTCGGAACGTCACTGTGCTGACGCCAACCACCTTCCGCGTGGCCGTGACGACGTCCGGCGCCGGGACGGCCGGAACCAGCCAAGTGATCCCGCCAAGTGGAGCGGGAGGTCCGGGCGGGTTTTACACGTGCTGGCACCGAACAGACCCGACCGTGGGGTACTTCGGCACCTTGACCAAAGATCCGACGGTGACGACGCAGGACGTGTGGATTTGCGGCCTGAATCGGTTTTCCGTCACGACCCAGGCCATCACGCACCAGAACTACGTGGTGGACGCCGCTCCGGGCTACAGCACGCCGTTGGGCGCGTCGCCTACGCAAGAGTCGTTGTTTCCCAACGAGGTTGTGCAGTTTGGACCGTACGTCTTTGTTGCGGTAAACCGGTACATCTACGTGTTCAATGCCGACACGCTGGTGTATCTGTATCGCACCACGGTTCCGTGGGCCGTTGAAGTCCAGTCGGTTCAGCCGCTGGAGGTCAATGGACGACACTTCCTGCTGGCGTTGATCAGCGGCAGCGTTGTCGTCACCGGCCCCGTGGTAAACGACACAAGCGGCACGAACAAGGAGGCGTTTGGCGAACACTTCCGAGCCGGGATTGTGGTGTTCGAGATTCTGTACGCCAACAGCACCCCTGGGTTTCCGTACGCCGAGGCTCCAGCGACGCCGATGGCGGTTGCGGTTGGCGGGCAGGCATTGGTCCATCGGTCAGTTCCCCAAGGGACGCAAGTGGGGGACGCTTCGCATGAGGCGCACCAAACCTACCGATTTAGCGAGTGGAGCAGCACAAGGCCGGTGGGACGCCTGGCCTACGACTTTGCGGTGGCATCCAATGGCGACGTGTACATTGGGTCGTGCAACCAAGGGTTCGGCTATGACCCGCTGACTAACCCCAGCCAAGCACCCAACGGCCCAACCAACACCAGCACGCTCAACGCCTACATCAGCGTTGCCAAACACACGTTGGCCCGTGCGTTCGAGCCCGACGCGCCGATTGTCGGCACGCAGTTGCCGGTGGTGGTCTACCTCAATCCGTCTAACGCGGTGCGGTACGGGTGTTCGGCAACGGTTGGTGGATGGGAGCGAGACGTCCCCAATGGCAGTTATCGCCGCACCTTTGCGTGGGGGGCCAGCACGTACCGGGCAGACATTCCGCCGATTACCAACGGCGGTCGCGATCCCGCGAACGAGGACTTTGCCCCCACGGTGTACGCGGTGGCGTACAACGAAGCGGTGGATCGCGTCGTGGTTGCTGGTAGGCGGCCGTCCGTCGACAACGAGCGGCCGAACGTGTACTGCCTTGAAGGTGCGACAGGCATCGCCAAGTGGACGGCGTGCGTGTCAGGACTCGTCCAACAGAACGCCATCGCCATTGATCCGACAAGCGGCAACGTAGTGGTTGCTGGCAACCGAAACGCAGCGTGGCCACGTGCCGACGTGACGGCCATTGAGGTGACGCAGATTTCGGCCGCAGCCAATGCGCGAGTCACAACCGACGTGCCCCACGGCTTGCAGACCGGCGACACGGTGCAGATTGGCGGAACCAACTCCACGCCGTCCATCAACGGGATGCGGACCGTCACGTACGTCAGTGCCAATGAGTTTGACATTCCCGTGACTACGTCGGCAAGCGGCAATGCGGGGTACGTGAAAAAGGGAGCCTACGCCGAGGTGTGGGAAATCGACATTGGAAACGGCTCCATCGTGCGCTATTGGGACTTTTCAAGCGCAGTGAACGTCAATGGATACTTGATCGACGGGTACGCGACCATGGGGGCCTATGACGTGGACGTTTCGTCCACAGGATTGGTCATGGTCGCGTTGGCCCCTTATCGGCACGACACCTAAAGGGAGCGAACGAATGGCAACCATGTGGCGGAACATGATCAAGGCGTGGAACGGAAGCGGTAACGTGGCCGTGATCGTGTCAATGTGGGTGGCCTTGATCGTGCTGGCCCCCGGCTGCAAGCGTGGTCATGCGTTGCACGCGTCGAAAGAGCGGCATGCCGAGTTGAAACAGGCGCATGTCGACGTTTCGACGGCGGCCGCGACCGTGGGCGAAGCAACGAACACTATTGAACAAGCCAACAACAACATTGTCGCCACAGTGCCGCAGGCCAGGCCAAGCACCGACCAGATTGCCGTCGGCGTCGAGCAGTTGAAGGGGGCAACCAAGACTCTGGAGACGGCGTCAGGCCAGATTGAAAGCGGGCTCCAACAGGCCGCGGCGTTGTCGCTGGACTTGGATGTCGCCAATCGGCGCATCAAGGAGTTGGAGCAAGATCAGGACACACTGCTGTCGCGACTGTTGGCGGCAACCGCGTTCCTTGGGCTGATGGTCGCGATTGTGTCGGCCGTGTGGCTTCGGTCGTGGGACGGCGCGCTGTTGGGTCTGAGCGTATTTGCCGGATGCCTGATCGGGCAGGTCGTGTTGCAGTATCGGCTTTTGATTGCGTTGTGCGCTGGTGTTGCGGTCGTGGTGTACGTCGCGTGGCGTGTCATTGTCGAACGCAAGGCCAGTTCGCAGATTGTGCAAACCGTGGAGGCGATCAAGGGGCAGGTTCCCGACTTCAAGACGATTGCCAACGCGATTCAAACGTCTCCGCAAACACGGCGGATTGTCGACCGGATCAAAGGGGCGGTCAAAAAGCACTCGCCCACGCCCATTGTCACGAACGGCGGTGTTCCATGAGCGACGCTCCCAAAACAGTGCCTGCATATCACCAGCCGACCAACCGCGAGATCCTTGAGCGGATTGATCGGCTCGACTTGGTTCATCGAGAACGCTTTGAGCGGATCGAATCGCTGCTCCACGGCCGCGACGACGCGTCCAAGGGGTTGGTGGTGCGAGTGGATCGTTTGGAACAGGGCGAGGAGCGGAAGAAGATTTGGACTCAGTTGTCGCTCGGAGCCGCGATCACCGCACTTGTGACGGCGTGTGCCGACCTCTTTCACGGGAAATGACTGATGCCGTGGACGGCGTACCCATCATCGGCGCTTGTTCATACCGGCACTACGCTGGACGTGTTCTGCTGGAACGAGTACCCGCGAGGCTTGTACGAACTGCAACTCCAGTGTGTGGTGGCTACGCACAACATCAGGGCGTACGTGCGAGGAAGTGGTGACGGGGGCTCCGGCTTTCTCTGCGGGATCAACGGTGCCAACTTGGAGATTCGCAAGTACACGAACCGGGTCGCCGCCGGTGCGCCTGTCGCCACGACGCCGCACAACATCGCCGCCAACGAAGCGTTCACGCTGCGCATCCGCGACTTTGCCGACAAAATCGAGGCAACGGTTCTCAAGACGGACAGCGTCTCGTCGCAGGTTCAGTGGACGACAACGGACTACGGTCGTCAAAACGTCGTCGGTGCGGCCACCAACGTCGATGGCGGGGCGGTGTTGCGATTCAACGCCTACGAACTGACCAGCGTGACCGGGGCTGTCAGCGAGGTGTTTTTTGTGGTGGCGGGCGGAACGCTGTACGCCAGTTATGACGGAACCGGCTTGTCCATCATCGGGACAAATCTGTGTGCCGCGGACGTCCCGGTGTCGGCCGACATCTGGGACGGGATTGTCTACATCGTCGGCGGTGGCAAGGCGTGGAAGTGGGAGGTGTTGCAGAGGACGCTAGTCCCCGCAGTAGCAGTTGGGCATCCCACCTACTTGCTGCCAGGGGCAACGACGGAAGGGACGACCACGGCGACGCTGGTGCGGCAGTTCCGCGCCCGAATGACCTATGCCGGAATGGACGCCGAGTCGTCCAACCTGTACTTCTCGGCCATTACCGAACCCTTGCAACTGAACACCGGGGAACTGGCACAGGGGGCGGCGATTGTGCTGGGCGTGGCTCGTCAGGCCACGGTGTACGACGTAGTGACCGCAATCGAGCCGACAAGTGCCAACACCCTGCTGATCGGGTGCGTGAACTCCATGTTCATGCTGATGGGTGACCCGGCCGATGCGGCGTCAGAGGTCATTCCGGTGACAAGGTCGCACGGAGTGAGCGGACAGAACGCGATTGCCGCCACGAATGAAGGCCGGCTAATCGTTCACACGCCGGAAGGGCTGGTGGCGGTCCAAGGCCCGGGAGAGCCGGTGGCGTTGTCGGCAGCCATTCTGACGGAAGGCATCCAGTATGCCAGGGAGGATCGTGGTCGATACCGAGTGACGTTGATTCGGGATCCGCAGCGTCACGGCTTGCACGTGTGGCTCACCAAGACAGACGGCACCGGCCATTGGTTTTGGTACGACGAGATGTCGGGCGGGTACTCCGCAAACAACGGGGGCTATTGGCCTATCAAGTTCGCGGACGGGTACGAGCCGTTTGCCGCGACCGTCTGGAAGGGGCAGGTGTTGGTGTGTACCCGCAACGGTCGCGTCCTCAAGTTTGATGAGTCCGTGGCGTCGGACAACGGCGTTCCGTTTGAGACTCGCTGTCCGTTTGCGCCGTTGAACGCGTCAGGCGTCGGAACCGACGTCGTCGTGACACGGTCCGAACTGATCATTGGCAACACAAGCGGCGAACTTGCGTTGTCGGCGTTTGTTGCGGCAAACCCGGAGGACGCTTCGACGCCGGACCAACGAGCGCAAGTTTGGACCTCGACGATCACGCAGTTCAGTCCGTGGTGCATCCAATCGGCTCGAGGGCCTGCGGTCATTCTCACGTTGAGCAGCAGCACGGGGCATCCGTGGTGGGTGGAGGGCGGCCGCGTGGTGGCTGAGGAACAGCCGCGGCTGTCGATGGCAAGGCTGAGCGCGATCGCAAGTCCGAGCAGCCCATGTGGGCCCGCGAGCCAGCCCAATACCGGCCCGTCGGAGCCCCCGTCAAACCCTGGTGGCGGCGTTCGCCCGTTGGGATCGACTGGCCCGCCGCCACCGCCGCCGCCGCCACCGGATGTTGTCCAAGCCGAAGCGTCGATCACTGGCATAAACAGTTTCTAGTCGTGGCCATTGCGTTCACATTTCCGTCTCTGATACCCACGCGTCTGTTGGACCCGACGCAGATGCTGCGTGTGGTGTCGGCGGTGTCCAGCCGGCCACCGTTGCGGTGTCGCGTGACATGGAGCAACAACGGATTGTTGACGCGTACGGCGCACGTGCAGGTGGTCAATGGCGCGGGTGGCCATCAAGGCGTGGGTGAAGGCGGTGTCGGGGGCCGTCCCTGCTTGGGGATGTTTGCCGTCTTGGTCGTTGTTGGCGTCGAGGAAGATGACTCCGGAGCGGGCGAGCAGACACTTGCCTCACCATCTGAAGGCGGGCTGATCAGCGAGTTGGTGCAGGATCGTGTGGCGGTGTACTTCACGAATCGGTCGGGCGTAGTTGCGTTCGACATCACACAAACGGGGTCTTGGACGTCTAGGTCCGTGCGTGCGATTGTGCTGGGCCCTGCGGACGGCACCGACACGATGATTGGACCGTTGGATCCACTAGGAGCGCCCGGGTTGCCGCGCCCGCCGTACTGGGCGGGCGGAAGCGGCGGATCACCCAATCTGGATGGGGGGCACCCGGACAGCAACTACGGTGGGATTGCTGCGATTGACTGTGGAGGAGTCGTCTAATGCCAGTACAGATTCAATACCGTCGCGGGACGGCCGCTGATTGGACGACGCACGACCCGGTGTTGGCGCTGGGCGAGCCTGGGTACGAAACCGACACCGGGAAGTTCAAGGTTGGCGACGGATCCGCTGTGTGGAGCGCGTTGCCTTACAGCAGCGGCCCTGCTGGTGCCACGGGCCCCACGGGCCCCACGGGAGCCACTGGGCCTGCTGGAGCAACTGGACCAACTGGCGGGGTGGGCGTATCCGTGTATTCCGGCACGACTCCGCCCGGAGCAGGATTGGGTGTGAACGGAGACTTGTACTTTCAGTATTGAGGTGAACCATGCCCGACAATGTTGGATATACACCCGGATCAGGAGCGACCGTCGCCGCAGACGAAATCGGTGGCGTGCTGCATCAGCGCGTCAAGATCGGCGTTGGTGCCGATGGAACGGCGGTCGACGTCAGCGAGTCCAACCCGCTACCCGTCACCGCAAGCAACATCACGGCCAAGTTCCGCGAGGCGTTTGAGTCGTACGACCCCATTGCGGGCGGCAAGTGGACCGAGGTGAAGGGAACCGGCGACCTGATCTTCGTGGACGGCAACGCTGCCGCCGCGTCGTATCTTGTTGTCAGCAAGTCCCCGCTGAGCAACAGCACCGAGAGTTCCGTCTCGACCGTGGCGACGTTCGGGATGCCGGTCGAGCAGTCGGTTGGATTGTCGATAAGCCAGCGAACGCTTGGGCAAGAGTTCAGCGTCGAGACTGTTGACACCGGCACACTGATCGCAGACACCGCTGACATCACGATTTACACGATTCAGCAGGCCGCCTCGTCACTGACGGTCACGACTGCCGCCCCTCACGGGTTGTCGGTTGGTCGCGCCATCGGGATCAGGGGCGTGGTTGATTCCCGCGTGAACTACCCCGCCCTTGTCGTGGCGACCGTTCCCTCGCCCACGCAGTTCACGGCCACGGCAGGCCCCGGCGGCACAATCCCGTCCCTGTCGGCATACACGACAACGGTTCGTGCCGCAACCACTGCGGCTCTGGCAGCCAACACCTACGCGAACGGCACGGCTGGCGTGGGAGCCACGCTCACGGCAACGGCAAACGGTGCGTTCCCGGCACAGGATGGAATCACCCTCGTTCAAAATGATCGACTGCTGGTCAAGAACGAGGCGACGGGAGCCAACAACGGCGTTTACACGCTGACGACGGTTGGCACCGCCGGTACTCCGTGGGTGTTGACTCGCGCGACCGACCTCGACACAACCGCAGAGTTGACGGTGGTGGCGGGCGTGTTGTTTGCTGTAAGCGTGTTCGTCGCCGAGGGCAGCACGCAGGCTCAGAAGGAGTACTACCTCAGTGCCACGGTGACGACGGTTGGCACGACTGCGGTCACTTGGGTGGACACCACTGCGCCTGCCGCACTTCTCGGGTCCGTGTTTGCAAGGCAGCGGTTGGGTCGCGCACGAAACGGCGTGTCTCAAATCTTTGAGAACGCGACCGCCACCAACTCCAGTTTCTATTTCCGCTCGGAAAGCGGAGATGCCTTGCCGTCTGGCACGGTTGCGGGCAATCACTCGGTCACGGTGGCAACGACGGCACCGATCCAACTCGCCGGTAACGCTGCCTATACGTATTCGTGGGGTCCGACAAGCGAGTATCGGTTGTTTCTTCAAGCCGACCGGACGCAGTTTGCGGACAGCGTGGTGGATGCGACGGCACAGACGGCATCTCGCGCCCTTCGCACACAGGTCTGTCCGAGCCCAAGCGAAACGTATCGCCTGCGGCTGAAGGCAGTCAACGCCAAGAGCCTGACGGTTCCGAACGCACAGATCGTCAGCGCGGTCAAGACCGGCACCACTACCGCCACGATCACGACCGATGTGTCGCACGGCCTGCTGCCGGGCGATCTCGTCACGGTCTACGGCATCCGCGCTCAGGGTGCCACCGAGTTCCCGAACCTCGCCACGGCCACGGCGGTCGCCACGGTTCCGAGCGCAACGAGTTTCACCATTGTCATCGGCACGGCGGGCACGGTCACCAGTTACGGCGGCTTCGTCGCTCGCGTGCATGGCGGCAACCTGCCGTCCGCTCTTGGTGTGGCCGCTCAGGTTGCCCAGAACGCAACGCTGACGACGCTGGCTGACGGCACAAGGCAGTTGACGCTTACCGGGTCGGCTTCTTGGGCCGCACCAATCGCAAGCATTGGCGACATGGTGGAGTTGGTCGGGTGCCGCGACAACACGACCGGCGCAACGCTCGGCGTCGATGGCCCGTGGAAGATCGCAAGCATCAGCACCACGATTCTTGTTCTTGTGCTGCCGTTCCCGGGCCAGCGAACACCTCCGGCGAACTTCGCAACCACCAACTGCGGCGGCGCGGTGATTCGTCGCACCTGCTTGCGGGTCAGTTTCGTGCGGGTGTTCGACTACGAACGCCAGCGTGTGGAAACCCTGCCTCGTCCATCCGGCGACGTTGCCGCTGCGGCTCCCGTGGTGGTGCAGTCAGGCACCCTTTCGGTGTCCTCGGCTGCGGCGGCTGGAACGGTGGCGGTTGACGCGGCCATCGGCAATCCGGTGACCGCTGGACTCCGAGCCAGCAACGTGAACATTTCGGCCATGTCGGCTGCTGGCGACAGCGTGGCGTGGATGGGCACGATGATCGGTGCTGGCATCGTCAAGCCCTATTCGCTGCCGGAAACCGATTGGCAGACTCCGGCAAACATTGGCGGATTGGTCAATACCGCTACGCCGCTTCAGGTCAAGGAGGCTGCTGGCACAGGCATCCGTAACTACGTGACGGGCATCGACATTTACGCGGAGGCCCTCACTAACGCAACCGATTTTCGCATCCGCGAGCCCGACCTGACCTGTTCGTCGCAGACGATTGCCAGCAACAACTTGGTGGTTTCGGTCACACACAACCTTGCGGTAGGTGATGCAATCGTGTTCACGGCCACGACTGTGACCGGCATATCGACCGGCGTCACCTACTACGTCAACGCGGTTCCTGTCGCCGCAAACATCACGATTTCGGCAACTCGCGGCGGTTCAACCGTGGCAATCAGTGGAACTGGTGTCACCGCGACGTTCCACAAGGTGCTTTGGAATCAAAGGATTCCAACCGCTGGTGCGGCACCACGCTTTATCAACTTCTCCGTGCCGCTTCGCGGGACTGTCAACACGGCGGTGCAAATCCAAACCGCGACGGCATCCGGTGCAGGGGCGGTGTACGCCAACCTGCAAGGGTACTTCGCACCATGATGAAAGGTGATTGGCCATGACCATTCAAGAACTGATCGAACTCGCCCGGAACAGGCTCGCCACCTTGAGCAGGCAGCGAGACTATGCGTGGTCGCAGGGCGATGCCACGATGGTCGCATCGCTCGACGAAAGCATCGCCACGACGCAGATCACCGTCACCACGCTGGAAGGCTTGGTGTGACATGTTGCTGACGCTGCTTCGTTCAACGGGTACCCGCTCATACATCAAGGTGTCGGGGACGTGGCAGTTGGCGACTGTCACGTACATCAAGGTGGCTGGCACGTGGCAACCGGCCACCGTGTTCTTCAAGGTGTCCGGCGTGTGGGTGTAACAAAAGCAACGCGAGGTCATCAAGACAACGCAAAAAGAGCCTCAGTCGCTATTATGACAAGGCAATCCACGTCGCGACGCAGCACGCGCGTGCATGACGAAAGGCGGGCTGGACCATGAGTTTCTTTGACGGTGGGTTTGGCGGCATCATCGGCGGTATCGGCAGCATTATCGGCGGTAGCATGGCGGCCAACGCCACCAGAGACGCGGCGCGTTCGCAGATCAGGGCGGCCGAGGACAACCGCGATTTTGACCAGACCAACCTGAACCAGGGCATGGCTAGGCAACTGGCCATGCTGCTGGGCGGCGACCGCGCGTACCAGATGCTGGCCGGGACCATGGGGCAGGATCAGTTGCGGCAGTTGTTCCGCAATCCCGACGCCGCGGCTCGGCTGACGGCCCTCAACAGCCAACTGAGCGATGTGGACGCCAACCTCCAGAAGTACGGCCGAGGCGGTCGCTGGGTCAAGCAGCGAAGCGGGAACGGGTTGGTCAACAGGCAGGTTTGGAAGCCCGCAACGTACGACAAGAAACGGGCCCGAGCCGACGGCGTCGACATCGACGCCTTGCTTCGCACCAAGAATGACCTGACCGCCACCATCGAGAACGATGCCAAGGCCATTCCGCAAGACGCCCTCGACCTTGGCGAGTACAAGAAGATTGGCGGCAGCCTAAGCGGCTACGACACGCTGGCTCGCGACGCGGAGCAGCAGGGCCGCGATGCCATGGACCAGTACGACCAGGCGACCAACACGCTGTCGCGTGACATGGACGCGTCCTTGGGAGAAACGCAGCGGTTTGGCGACAAGCGTCGAGAGTTGATCAACCGGAACATGGATGACGCCCGCACGGGCAACAACCGGTTGATCCAGTCGTCGCTGCTGGCGCGAGGTTTGGGGAACTCGACGGTGCTGGGGAACCAGTTGACCGGGGCAACCGAGCAGTTGGAAAACGCCCGACAGCAGCAGTTGGCAAGCATCGACGATGCTCAGATCGGCATGATGAACCAGTTGCGAGGCGACCGGACGTCGTTGCTCAACAACCGGTTGACTGGTCGCACCCAAATGATGCTGGGGAATCAGGACCGAGTGCTGGGCTACCGAGCCCAGCCGATCAACCTTCAGACCCAGTTGTTGAGCAGCGGCATGACCAACCCGTGGGCAGGCCGGTCGACGCAGCAGTATTTTCCCGGGCTGAATCCCGGGGCGATGGCGCAGGCATCGTGGGCCAACACCATCGGCAACATGAGCGGAATGATGCTTGGCAACTACCTGCGTAGTCCGGGCGGCAGTCCCAGCGGTGCCGGTGCCGGTGCCGGTGCCGGTGGCGGTGGCGGCTGGAACGGCAGGCTGTTCAACCCCTCAAGCGCGGGCGGCGGCTTGCCTACTACGCCGAGAGGCCCACTGGGGTAAGGAGACGATCATGGCCGACTTCATGCAACTTCGGTGGTCGATGGACGGCGTCGCGCAGGGCGTGTCGTTCGCGCTGCCGGCGACGTCGTTGGTAACGCCCGTCAAGGCTGTCATCAACAGCAGCACGTTCTCGCTGTTCGACACGCTCAATCTCCCCGCGTTCACCCCGGGCACGACGCGACCGACGTTGCTGTTTGACGCTGCTCGCAACGGGTACGCCTTTCAGTTCGTGGCGCTGCAACTTGTGGGCGGGACCGGGTTCGCCAGCATTGCGTGGACCGTCGACAAGCCGACTAGCAGCACCAACCTTGCGCCGCTTGGCGGAGTGTACCAGCGGGTCAACCAGAAGGACTTGTCTTGCTGGACGCCCGAGTTGTTCAACACCGCGTACGCCAAGGTGCATCCGACGCTGGCCACGGCGACCGGGCTGGACGGCAACTCCGAGCCCTCGATCCTGACCAGCACGACCAGTGAGCAGGGCCGAATCTACCGGATCTGGGGGGCCAACAGCAGCACCACGACGGCCGTCAAGATCAACGTGTGGGTCAAGGACTGACCGCGGCTGGCGGTCGGAAGGGTTGGGTTCATGTCCATTTTCGACACATCCGCGTACGCCAACTCGCTCATGGGCGGCATCAACATGGGCATGAAGTTGGCCCAGGAGCGAGAAGCCCAACGCCAGTACGAGCAGGAACAGGCGTACCGCCAGCAACAGGACGCGGTGGCTGGGCAACGGTACGACCAAGAGTGGGCATACCGCCAGCAACGCGACGCGAGGGCCGACGAGCGGTGGAACGCTGAGAACGCTCGCGCAATCCAAGCGTTCGACATGCAACGGGAGGCGCACAACGCGGCGCTCGCAAGAGAACGGGAGCAGGCAAGCCGCATCCTGCGGAAGCAAAGGGCGGACAAGGCAATCTATCAGGCCACGCAGGGGCGACGCAAGGACTTTGATTTGCAGTCGCGCCCCAACAAAGACGTGGTGATGAACGCCCCGCATCCACGCGACACGCTGGACGTCACGCTGCTGGCGGACGCATCGCCAGAGGCGATGGACATGCTCCGTCGCTGGGACGCCAACGACGAGCAGGTGGTCAAGGAACGGCAAGACGTGCTGGACACGATCAACGGCTTGCGGCAGCGGGGGCTGCTCAAGAACGCGCTGTCGGAGCGAGCCCACTTGCAGAGGACGCGTGGCTATGAGGTGGACACCCGCAACACGCTGAGCGAGAAACTCGACCGGTTTCAACTTTGGGACGCCGTCAATCCTGACGAGGTTCCGATGGAAGAAAGCCAGTCGTTGCAGGAACGCGAGGAGCAGGAAGCCATCGCGATTGCCACGGAACTGTCGGAGCAGGGGGCAGAGGACGGGGTGGGACCGCCGCAGCGCGACCATGAAGTGTACAACATGGTCCTGCAAATGAATCCCATTGCTCGCCGCAAGTTGCACGAAGCCGTTACGGAGCGGATGCTCGAGCAACGGATGGGCGGCAAGAACACGTACTCGCCGGAAATGCAGGCGCAGATTGCGGCGGCAGTGGGCGATCTGCGTAGTCCGGACCCAATGGTTCGGTCACAGGCACAGCAATGGCTGATTGCCAACAAGGTGACCAACTGGGCAAACGCCAACGTCGATGCTCGGTTTGAACGCGGCCGAGAGTTGACGGAAAGGGAGAAGCAAGAGGCGCACCAAGCGGCGGAAAGGCTTGCCGACGCCGATCAAGGCAAAAACGTGCCCGCGTACGGAGTTGATCCGTCATTGAGGGCTCGCGACGAAGTGCTGGCGACCGAGGGTAGGTTGAGGCAGCGGCCGTCGGACACCCCGTCGCAGTACGGTGGCACCCAAGTCGAGATTTCCGTGCTGGACGACAACCGGCCCGACGAGCCGCCGTTCACCGTCAAGGTTCCGCGTGGCGACGGCCGCATGCTGGCGTGGAACGAGAACGACTCCATGGTCCGCACGTTTGTGCAAGCGGCGACGCCGTTCGTAGATGCCCGCATTGGCAATGGATGGTTTACCGACGATCCTGCGGCACGCGCCCACGCCATTCGCACCAAGGCGATTGACATTGCCAAACAGGCCGGGTGGAGGGTGAACACGGCGAGCGACATGCCCCCAACTACCCCCGCTCTGACGGACGGGGCACGAATCGCATCGCCTGAGAGCATGCGCACCGTGCCGCCCCCGCAGACCGATGCTGAACGACTTGCCGACCAGTTGATTGATCAGTTGCAGCAAATAATGCCAGAGGGACGGTGATTCATGTCGACCATGAGCGGTTCGCAGATTCTGGAAGCCATCGAGGCTCGCCTTCAGGCCCGTGGCATCCAAGGGCCGCAGGCCGACGCGATGCGCGAGGCCATCAAGAAGCGGCTGATCGACCGCGGGTTGATGTCGGGCCCGACGCTCGACGTCCCTCCGACGCCGCCCGAGCCCGCCCGGCCCATGTTTGAGCGGTGGCGTGGCGTCCCGAAGCCCCAGCCGGCGGACATCGGAGCGTCGTCCGCGACGAGCCCGGGCCCGCAGATGGCCGCTACCCTGCTGGGCGGACGTCCCACGCCTCCGGAGCCGCCGTCGCAGCCCGTGTATGGGTCGCCGTCGTACCAGGCCAACCGCGACCTCAACCTGCCGATGGATCCGGGCCAGTTGGCCGAGACGATGTACAACCGGCGTCAGGGGTACGTTGCCACGCGTCCCAACGTCGTTCGACCCGTGGGCATGCCGGAGGGTGTGCCGCAGCCAGTGACGCCCCAGCAAATGATGCAGGCGCCCGTGGCGCAGGATCCGGTGCTGGCGTCACTCCAGAAGCAACGGGGGGAGCAGCAGAAGTGGGCCGAGGAACGGCAGCAGCGGATTGAGGAGTCGTTCGAGCAGACCAACCCGTTCCCCGACAATCAACTCGGTGCGTTTGGCCTTGCGGCAAAGAACGCCGTGATTGGCGGCACGGAGATGGCGGCCAACCAATGGGTGGACTTGGCGCGCGTGGCGTCGGGCGACGTGTCGCTGCCTGAGTTGGTCACCGCTCGGTTCATGGGCGGCCAGATGCCGCCGCCTCGCACGGACCTTGGCAACCTGGCTGAGTTGACGCGGGCGGAGTTGCCCGGGGTCACGGCGTCCGCCTTCTACCAGGATCCGGCTGAATGGCAACAGCAACAGCAGGCCATGGGCTACGCGGCCGAGAAGTACCCGCTCACGACAGAGGCGGGCAACTTCGCGGCGGGGATGATCCCGTTGGCCATGTCGCCGGAGGCCGTGGTGGGCTTGGGGGCCGCGGGTGCCGCTCGAGGAGCCGTCCAGCCGGTGGCCATGCGTGCCGCCGACGCCATGGCGCCGCGGATTGGGTACGGGTTGGCAAACGCGGCTAGCCGGACCGCAACCAACGTGGCAGCGGGTTCTGCGTTCGGCGCAACGGAGGCCACGCTGGCGGGACGAAGCCCGGCGGACATCGCGAGGGCGACGCTGATGGGTGGTGCGTTTGGGGTGGCCGAAAGCCTGCCCGGCATTGCCCGCGACGCCTATCGGCAGTACCAAGATCAGGGCTTGCAGCCCAGCAGGGTGCGGGCAGACCGCGTCGACGAGGCGGTCGGCCGCTCCCGCATCAAGCAGCCCGCCCCGCCGCAGGCTGCCGTCGTGTCCGTCGTGCAGGATCCCGCCGGCGGCCCTCCCAAGTACGACGTCACCATCTGGGACACCAACGCCAACGGCATCGTCACCGACGCGGCAAACCAACGCGTGTCCGTGGTCGACATTGAGCGGAACGAGGTCGTCGGGCAGGGCAACTTCAGCGGCGTCTACGACCCACAGACTGGCAACGTCACGATTCAGGACCACGCCGCCAACATGAACGTGGTCTTGAACAGGCAGGGCCAAGTGGTGGGGCGGTTCCCCATCAACCCCGACGCGCCGGTTGGTGGGTACGACAGGCGGCGGTACGCGGACGACGATCACCTGCTTCCGTCGCCGCCGCCGGGATTCCGGCCCGGACCGGCTCCGGAGAGCCCGGCCCCGGTGTCCCCCGCGCCGGAAACGCCCGTGGCTCCGGTCGCCCCTTCGCCGGCCAACATCACGCGAGACGTGCTGGACGGCAAGCCCGCACCGTCAGTGGAAACCTTTGAGGAGCGCATGCAGCGTCTCCAGCAGGAGGCGGATGGCGGGGACATCGCTTCGGGTGACGATATCAGCCCAGCGGTGGAGGAGCCGCAATCGCAGGTTGGCCAGCCGAAGCCTGACGATGGGTTGTTGGACTTTGCACAGCCGCCTGGCTTTAGTCCGGTGGCGACGATTCCGCAGACAGCCCCTGTGCGATCCCAACTTCGGCCGGATGTTGCTCCTCCGGGTGTCCGACGTCGCACGGGAGTTGGGGTCGTTGCACCCGCACGTCCGACGCCATCGGATGAGGCGCCAGAAAGCACTGACGCAAACCGGCAGGCGCAATCGGCAAACTACGGCGAGTTCAAGCGTCGCGCGATTGAGTTTCTGCGAGCGCAGGAACAGAACGCCGAGAACGCCCCGACCGTCAACGATTTGACCGGGCAACTGCTTGACGTCGCAGAGTTTCGCCAAGCACTGCAAACCGCGATTGGCGTCCTTGATGGCGACCAGGTGGCTATTGCGGGTTTACAAACGCTGCGCCAGCGTGCGGCTAAAGACCCCAACGGGTGGCAGGCTCAGCAGGTTGCTCAAGTCGAGTCGTTGTTGCAGGCCGCAAACGAGTTTGTCAGCCGCCCGGCAGAGCAAACCACCCAAGGCCAATCACAACTTGAATCCCAAGCCAATCGGGTTGGCGACCGCCAAGGCGTGTTGGCCCCGAAAACGCCGACGGTTCGCGAAAGTCAGGACGCGACTGCTGGCGACGAGAAGCCAAACAGGTACACGGAGTACATGACTGGACCCGGTAGTGGTCCGTGGAAGATCAGGGAACTTCTTGCAAAACCAGACGCGGAACGACACGCCATTGTCGATGCTGCGGTTGCCGACATTGCCTCGCGTATAAGGACACTGCGTGGCGAAAAGCCAGCGAGTGTCACTGCCCAAGAGTGGGAACGACGGGCGCTTCGAGGCGAGAAGGCAACCGAAATCGCCCGACTTCGCAAGAACGCAGCGGAATGGATGAACCTGCGGGCGAAGTCGCTGGACTCTCCGGACACGCCAACCACGTCGACGCAGACCACGATACCGAAAACGGACATTCCCGAGTTCTCGCCGGATCTGCCAAAGTACGGCATCTATCAGACCCAAGTGACCGGCCGCGGGCAAATGTTTGCAGTCAGGGAGTCAACCAACCCACGCGGCGGCGGCGACACAATCCATGAGACGTTGGCCAAGGCGCAGGAGTACGCGAAGGCGATTCAAGCCCGAGACGAGGCCAACGCTGCATATGCAGAGCGTGAGCAAGCCGTGCGGCAGGCGCAGACGGCCAAGGACGACGCCGCAAAGGCGGAACGGGAGGATCTTGACGGATTTACCGACGGCATGACGCCGATGAATCGGGCGCGTGTCGTCAAACTGCTGAACCAGTCACGATCCATTGACAATCAGATTGACACGACCCGAAACCACATCCGAAGGATGGTGGCCGACGGTGCGGAACTGACGGAGCGAGAGGAGTGGAAGGTCAAAGACCCGACTCGCACGCAGTTCAACCGGATGGATGCGAAGGAACAGGAGGCGTTTGAGGAACGCAAGCAGCGGGAAGGCAAGCACACCGTCTACAGGATCAACGGTTTTGATCTGGGCAAGACCGCGTACCAGTACGCGAAGTTCCTGCAAGACAAGGCGACGACCACGACGGAACAACCGCCAACGGCCACGCAACCGAGTGGCGAGACGCCCGCCGTCGAGGCTAGTGCTGAACCAACAGCAACCACGCCAACACCCGCAAGCGAGGCGGAATCGAGGCCGACAGAGCCAGTCGCGAACGCAAGTGACGCCAATGCGCCGGTCCAAGACGGCATCACGGACGCTGGCGACCCGGTGTCGGTCGCGCCACGCACGCCGCAGGCAACGACGACGCTTGGCTATGCCAACTTGAGGTACGGCTATCGGATCACCACGCCAAGCGGTGCCCACGTGGCTGGTGCGCTGCGGAACGCCGACTTTCCGGGGCAGAAGGCGGAAGCGAGTCGCGGCGAAATCTTCTTTGTGTCTGTGCCTGGAAGCGAGCGTCGTTCCGGTGTTGCTACGTCGTTGATCCAAGACGCCATGCGACTGATTGCCGCAAACGGTGGTAGCACCATCAAGTTTGTGAGCCCCAACAAGGACTACGGCCAGCCATTTGTGGAGGCCCTGCAACGGCGCGGCATCATTGGTCCAACGCTTCAGCGTAGTGACAACAGCGGCACCATCGAGGTAGCCAATCCGTTCTTCCGGAAGAAGGCACCGGCAAATGCTGCGGCCAAGGTGCCAGCAGAGGACAGTGTTGGCACCGCATCTGGCTTGGTTCCCGGACAAAACGTGCGCATTGCTGGCGCGACGTTTGCGTACGTCCGTGACAATCGTGATGGGACAATCGTTGTAAAAGGCGATGCAGGAGAGTTCTCCACGCAACCGGGAGAACAGTGGACGCCCCTGGCCAATGAGCCATCGACAGAACGCGTAGATGTTCTCAGCCTCACCGAGGACCAGTTTGCGGCACAACAAGTCGCTGACATGCAGACAGCCAGGCTCGCCCGCGTGGCGGAAGTGGAAGCCGAGATTGATGCGGCTTTCCAGAACCAAGGGTTGAAGCGACAGACGGGATACAGCGCGGCTCAAACGCTGGCGTCTATGGAGCGTCCACGCGGAGTGCTGAAGGATCTGGCCACCAAACACCGCATTGCAAAGGCCAACGCAAGCATGTCGCTAGACGATGTCGAGCGAAACGCTCGCAAGGTCTACCGACAGATCAAGCAGCAACGAGAAGGCGTGGCAGCCACAACGCCGCCCGCAGTGCCGCAAGCCACGCAAGGTCCAAAGCAGGTGTCGTTTGGACCGAAGGTCAAAGACAGCATCGGCAGTACCAAACCGACCGACGTGATTCCGGTCTTGGTCAATGGTGAACGCAACGGCATGTACTTGGTCAAGGACAAGTACGTGTCCGCGTGGCGGTTGTACGTCGAGGATGGCACAGAGGATAAAAGTTATCCGACGGCCATTCCTGGCGGCCGAGATGTCAAGGTCAAGAGGCCCAAGTACACGGAACTGGAATACTTCCAAAGCCTGCCCGAGGCCCGCGCCGGGGCGAAGGAAATGGTCGAGCGTGACATTGATCCACGCAAGCCCATTGAACAGCAAATCGTTGCACCGGTGTCCTACACGCAGTCGATCAAGGAAATCGTGCCCGATCGGTTTGACGTACAGAACACGGACAAGTTTGTCACCGATGGACGCGTGTTGCTGGTGAAAGAACACCTGTTGCCACCGGCTCGCAAGTTGGCGGACGCTATTCCTGTCCGCATCGTCAAGAACGACATTGACAAGACAACTAAGCCGATGCAAGTCGACGGCGCCACGGTGCAGAACAGATGGGAAACGAAGATTGCAGCCAACACCATTCCTGCCGTGCCGCTGGGAACGGTGCCTGCACTTGGGTACGACATCATGCTGCTGGACGCGGGCGGCAAGACCGTGTATCAAGTGAACGCCAACTTGCTTGACGCGGTCATGCGGGCAACCGGGGCTACACAAATACGCGTTGCGTCGGCGAATCCCAATGATCGTGACCCTGGCATGGTGTTGTGGAAGGGCGATGTACCCGTTGCCATGGTGGCGGCCTTGACAAAACGGAGTTATTTGGATCTTTCACCCGCGAAGGTCAAGCAGGCGTTGGCTCGCAAGGCAGACACAGCCACACAGCCAGCAGTCCAGCAACAGGCTCCGGCCAGCACGCCCAACGTGCCGACGCCGACCGCGGCCAGTCCGAAGCCCACCAAGGTGCTGAATGACAACGAGGATCCGCCGCTGCCTAGCAAGGCGATCCAGCACAGCATCACGCAGATTTTCAAGGCTCGCGACGTGATTGAGTCGCGTGATATCAACAAGAAAAAGTTTGAGTCAGCATTGGCCACTATTAGGACGCACGCAAGCAAACTGGATATTGCGGTGCCGGGCGTCCGCACGTACTTCTATGCCGACGAGTACCGCGATGCGGCCACTGCGGTGACCATTGAGATTGTCAAGAGGTATGGCAGTTTTCCCACGCAGGAGAGGCGCGACCGCCGTGACGCCGCCAGAGCGTCTATGGCGCAACCCGCTCGCCAAGGCTTACCAGAACAAGCCGCGACGCCAGCGTCGCCGGCTCCCATTGAGATTCGGGACCGTGGCACAAAGGCGCCTGCCGCAGTTGAGCAGCCCCGCAATGCGGCCGTTGACGTGCCGCCCACAGACACGCAGATTGGTCCGATGACGTTGGATCAGTTCCTCAACGAGGGGCACGAAATCTACAAGGTCACCCGCGATGAGTGGATCGCGATGAACGTGGCCAAACGCCAGGCCGAGGGCCTGCCTGTTGAAAGCAAGCCGGGCATCACCGACGATGCGATGTCGGACTACGAGAAGGTTCACGCCGACGCTGTCACCAAGCACGTCGCGAGCGGTGGAGAGATTTCGTACCGTGTGTCGCAGGACTACCCCGACGCGCGTCCGAATGAGACGCCCGCTCGAGCAGCGCAGATTGACCGCATCGTGGCGATGATCAATGAATACGAGAAGCAAAAACAAGACACGTGGGTGCAGGCGACGGAGACAAAGGGATCTGATGGCAAGTGGTATCGGCTGGACATGCCCGCGGGAGTCAGGCCAACCGACGAACGGCGTGTGATTGGCTATGTCAGGCGTGCCAAAGACGGCGTGACGTATGGCGAGGTGTATCCGACACTGGAAGCGGCAAAGCAGGCGGATGCACGGTTGACTGATGCGACGCTGCAACAGACGCGTGAGTCGTTGGCGAGCCTCGACAACAAGCGTTTGGAAAGCGACGAGGAGTTCTGGCTTTCGGAATCGGGGCGGTCCAAGCGGACGGGCGGCGACACCGCAGACGCTCCACTCGAGGGGTACAACGAGGTTTACGTTGTTGGCTACAGCGCATCGACGCTGGATGACGGCACCCCAGTGAACACGTATCGGCTGTCAAAGAACGGCTACACGATCAGCAAACACTCTGATGGCCGGTTTAGCCTGACGGGTGGGGCCACCGTCATGGGCCATTTCGACTCGTTGCGAGACGCCATGGAGATGGCGCAGCGGGCGCCGGATATCGGTGTGTGGGCTACGCAGCGTGAGCAGGTCGAGTTTGACGACGGCACGACCGCAGTCACGCACACGCTGTCCAACAGCATGGAAGTGATGGAGGCGGATGGCAAGTACGAACTGCGACGCCGCGTGGGTCCGGGTATCCAGTCCCTGGGCACGTTCGATACGCTGAAGGAAGCGACCGACGCCGCTGGCGGACCTCCGGAACTGCGTCCTACGGATACGGCCTCCAAGCCGTACACGCTCAAGGAATGGGACGGCGAAGTCGATGGCATTGTCAACCTTGAGGGAACGGTTGCCGAGCGGCTGGTCAAGTTTGAGCGGTTGCTGGGTTCGCTTCAGTCGCTGCAAACGGAGTTGAACAAACTGACCATCAAGCAACTGTCTCCGATGGTTGGCCCGATGGTGCGATCAGGGACATCCAAGGCAGAGATGGTTGAAAAGGCGATCAACCGCATGCTGTTGGCGTTCAACATCCGCAGCGGCATCCAGTACGACCCGTTCAAGGAGAAGTATCAGGCCGCGGTGATTCGCACAGTGCGAAACACCACCGAGCAGGAACTACAAGAGCATCGGGAAGCGGTGCAGGCCGCAAGGCGAAAGCGTGAGGAGGCCATTGCAAATCCGCAGACCCTAGCGGACTTTAACACGCTGATGTTGGCCAAGGGGTCAAAGGCTCTCACGCCTGAACAGAGGCGGACGTACGAGGCGTTGGTGGCCGAGGCAGATCGGAAACTGGACAATGCGCGTCAGACCACCCGTATCGAGCAGGTCGATACCGGCGATGTCACCTTGTCGTACAAGGAAGGATTCCACGACAAGGACAAGTACACGCTGCACATCGTGCAACTGACGGGAGGGCGCGTGCCGCATGAGACGTTTGCAAACCTCAAGAACGCCGCCAAGAGGTTGGGCGGATGGTGGAGTTCGTTCCGCAAGGATCAGTCGGGATTCCAGTTCAAGACCAAAGAGGCCGCGGACGAGTTCATCAAGGTCAACCAGCAGGCGATCACGACGAAGGCAGCCGACGAGGCACGTGAAACCGATGCGCAGGAGCGTGCTTCGGAGCGCCTGTCGGAGCAGGCGGAGCGCATGACGGAGTCGGCGGAGGAGTCGTTGGGACAAGATCGCCTATCCAACACCGCCCGCCGCGCACGAATGGCGGCGGCGGCCGAGCAGGACGCACGCCGCGACTTGGCGATGGCCAAGACGTTGGAGAATGTCGCGTTTGCCATTCGCGAAGGCATTGCGCCGTCGCTGAGCGGTGTCCGCAATGCCGCTCAGATTCGTGAACTGAACCGCGTGTTGATGTTGGCCAAGCGGGACTACTACGAGAGCCTGGATGACGCAGGCCGCGATCGTGTCCGTCGCGACTACAACGGGGATTGGACTGAGTTGCCGGTGACGGACGAGATCATTGACAAGGCCAAACTTCGGATGCCGGAGTTGCATCGGTCGGAACTGCAAGACCTTGTGACGTACGGCAATCAGACTCCGGGCCTGAAGCGTGACGCGGCACGCGTCGCGAAACTGCTTGCAGCGCGTAAGGGGCAGGAGTCAGACCGCCTAGTCGTGTCGTCGGATGCCGACATTCTGACGTTGCGAAACCTTGCGACGGCGGCCAAGCGTGCATCCGGACGCTTCAAGTACGCAGGCGAGTACATCCATGAGCGCGTGATGCAGCACCAGCGGCTGGTCGAAATGGGGCTCAAGAGCGATGCAGCCTTGCGTACCGCCCTCCGCGAGTACAAAGCCCTTCGGGCCAGGCCGCCAGAGGCCGACAAGGTACGCGAGATGGAACGCGCGTTGGTCGGCAGACAGGTCGGAAAGGACTTCTTCCCGACGCCGGTCGACCTGGCGGAACGAATGGTCAGCAACGCCAGCATTGAGCCGGGGATGCGGGTGCTGGAGCCATCAGCAGGCAATGGACGCATTGCCGATGCAATCCGGGCCGCCGGCGTCGAACCTCACGTGGTCGAGATGTCGCCGTCGTTGAGGGAGATTCTGGCGGCCAAGAACTACACGATGGTCGGCAACGACTTTGAGGAGTTCACCCCGAGCGAGAAGTACGACCGCATCGTGATGAACCCACCTTTCGGGACGGGTACGGAGGGTACTGACGGGCTGCACGTGCGCCGGGCGTACGACATGCTGGCCCCCGGTGGACGCCTTGTGGCGGTCATGTCGTCGGGGACGTTTGCAAGGTCCGACGCAAAGGCCAAGGCGTTTCGAGACTGGCTGGAATCAGTTGGCGGCACCAACGAGCCTCTGCCAACCGACACGTTCAGTCGCGACCGCACCGGCATGCCGACGACGGACGTCAACACCCAACTGGTCGTCATTGACAAGCCAGGATCGCCGGACGACGTGTCCGAGGCTGTTGCGGAGCCGACGCAGAATGACGAGGCAACTGCCGAAGCAGCCGAGTATCAGCGGCAGCAGGCGGAGTACAACGCTTCAGCAGCAGAAGCCCAACGCTTGCAACAACTGGGCACTAGCGTGGTGCCGGGCATCCGCCTTCAAGAGGCAGAATCCGCAGGCCGGGCATGGGAGGCGTATCAGGCCAACGAAGTCACGAAGTCCCAATGGGAGGACTACGTGGATGATCTGTACCAGTCTGGCAAGGCCAATGGCCCGACGCTTGCGTCCGTGAAGCGTGGCGACATTGTGTTTCAGAAGCCAGACGCCGATCATCCGTTGCCACGGGCGGGTGTGGTGCTGGAAGATTCCAGCGACGAGTGGGTGAAGATTGCTGACGTCACTGCTCGAATGGCTACGCGCATGGCGCCTCTCGCAAGCCTCTACAAGCGCGCCAACCGCCATGACCCGTATGCGGCGCAGGATTTTGCGAGGGATCTACTGGCCGGTACGCTTCACGCGTCGCAGCCGACGGCGCCGACCGTTGCGGAGGCCACGGCACCGGCACCGGTGGCCGATGCGGTGCCAGCGGAGCAGAGTGCAATCCCAGCACAGCCCACCGTGGTCGCCTCTGCTGACGATCCTGAAGTCACGCGACAGACCATCGTGAAGGCACTGAAGGGGTACTCCATGAGTACCGAGGATCGCGAGGTGCTGGCGAAACACATTGACCTGATGAACGCTGATATTGCCGAGCAGTCGACAATGGACGGCAAGGTGGTGGCGGCCATCGCCATGCTCGAGGTTGCCACTCAAGCCAAGAGCAAAACACTGAACTATCAGTCGGAGGGACATTTTGTCAATCCGCTTGCATCCGTGCTTGAGGCACTGCATCCCAACGTGGCGGCAGAGGCGTTGTCGATGCTTGAACTTGCCGGTATCAAGCGCCACATTCAGGGCGCGCTTCAGGGTGGAACGGTCCAGAACAAAGCGAGCAACCCCACGCCGGCCAACCCCGAGGAGGAGAAACGCCTGCTGGATGAACGGCAACGGGAATGGGCCAGCACGATCGTGCCGATGAAAACGCTCAGGTCGACCTTTGCGCGGGCGTTTGGTTCGGAACAGTTGGGCACATCCAATGACAGCCCGTTGATTGGTTCACCGCACGTGCTGATGTTGAAAACGGCATTGGATGCTCAAAGCCTCCAGAAAATGCAAACGCTTGAACGGCTCCACACCACGGTGGCGGACGATGTGTTGGCAAATGCTTGGGGCCAACTTGCAAACAATGGGAAAAAGGACGCCAAGATTCTTGGTGTGATTCCGGCTCCACACGAGAATCGTGTATATGCAGTGTTGGACCACGGCGACGACCTGGCATATGCGGAAGCAAACATCGTTCAAGTCGTATCGTCCATGACTGGGGCTACGTCGTTTGCAATAGGCCGCATGGGACCAAGGCCGGTGTTGCTGTTCCGCAAGGACGGCGCGATCGTGGCTGTCCAATCCCTTTTTCCCACCGAATCGCTCGGACTGGCCAACACCGAGTACGTTCGGAAAGCGGCCAAGGGAGAACTGGGTTCTGTAGCAGCAAGGACCAATGTCGTCGCGGCCAACGAGCCGGTCGCATCGGTGCATCCTCGCGACATGGTCGTCGAGATGACGGCCGTCCCTTCCGCGGCAATGAGTGCCGAGGCACGCAAGGCGCAGGAAAGCGAAGCAAAGGCAGCGACCAAGCGTTTGCGCGATCTGTTTGCGTCGACTGAAACGCGGATGAAGTATCGCGAGGACCAGTTGCGATTTATGCCCGACGTTGCCGTCGCTATCCGCGAGGCCAAGGCCAACGTCAAGGCCAGCACCCAGCCCAAACGGCAAAAACTGGAAGCAGAAGCCGAGCGTGAGGTGATGCGCAATGTACTGCGTGGAGACGTGGAGTATCAGCAACTCTCGGCCACGCTTGATCGGTTGCATGCGCAGGAGAAGAAAGCATTTAGGCAGCAGATCGACATTGAGAACGACAGCAAACTGGCCAGTTCCGCGGAGAGGTCGAAGAACGAACTGGCAACGGTTCCAGCCATCGCACGATACATGCGGCAACTGGGGACCACGAAGTGGTGGGAGGCGAAGAAGGCGGCGGATGAGTTTGAGCGGATGACCGACGGCGCATTTGCAGCCAAGTTTCCCACGGCTGGGCAAAGCCGCAACTGGCACATTGCTGCGTTGCGCAAGCATGCGGACGCTCCGCCCAAGTGGGCCGCAACCTTCGACCCTGATAAGCCCGGCAAAGGCGAGGTGTTGCCTGCCGGGTGGAAGCCAGGGGTGCCAGCACTTTCGGAAATCACAACGAACCAAGCCGAGGAACCGCCGTCGATTGTCATGGGCATCGACCGCAACGCGTTGCTGGACCGTGCGGTGAAGGCGGGACGCGCCAAACTGGTGCTTCGCGCGGAGACAAACGACGAGAGAATCCGAGAGTTGGTCAAGGGGTTGGAGGACAACACGTGGGTTCGCATTGGCAACACCCTTCGCTACGGGTTGCCGGGCGATCTGGGGATGTTCACTCGCTTTGCCAAACTTGTCCGAGAGTTTGGAGACGACCCGCATTTGGTGTTTTCCAACGGAATGTGGCAGTGGACTTCTGGTAGCCAGACCTTCCGGTTTGGTAGCCTTCCGGGCGGATCGGAAGGTGACCGGATGTATGTTGATGCAGATGCGTTGGCTCAGGTCAAGAACGGCATTGTCTACGTGTCAAGTGAACCAGGACTGGATCCGCGGGGCGAGTTTGAGGCGGCACGACGCAAAGAGATTGACAAGAAAGAGAAGGCACTGGTCAAGAAGTGGAAGAAGCAGAGGCCAGACTACCCGTCGCTGTCGATTGCGGACTTGCAGTCGTTGTCGAGAGCGAGAGGCTTGAGTGTCGATGGCGGACGCCGCGGCATGATCGAGCGGCTGCACATCGACGATGACATCGTGGACCTTGAGTCGGCGCTTCAGCGGTCGTTTGGTCCTCACATCGTTGTGATGCGTGCCGAGCCGGTTGGCGACCTTGAGCAAGAACTGTCGAGCCTGCTGCGACGATCGGGCATCACGCCGGTGTTTGTCAGCATCGACGGCGATAATGGGGCAGTGGAAGGAGTGTACCTGGGGCGCGGCGACACGCGCGTGTACCTGCGGTCAGGCATGGGGGAGGAAGTGGGCCGTGTGGCTTTGCATGAGGCCCTGCACGTCCTGCGCACGCAGAAGCCGAAGTTGTATTCGGATCTGGTGCGAGCAGTGGGCGAGCAAACCATTGCCAAGTTTGCAACGCTGTACGGGCGGCGGTTGGCGTCGACGTTTGGCGACGATCATCCGGTCGTGCAGCAGTTTGACGAGTCGGCGGACATGCAGCAGGACGAGGGGTTGGCTGACGCCGTTGGTTCAATGGCGGCTGATCCAGCCGTGCGGGACGCCATCCGACGAAAGCCGGGGCTGTGGACCCGCATTAAGGCGTGGGTGGCAGCGTTCCTTGAGCGGATGGGCATGGGCAACCAAGGAGCCGGGCTCCGCAAGGCTGTGCTAGACCTGCTGCGTCGAATGGACGAGGACGAAGCACCCGATCCCAATGCTCCGCGACCGGATGATTTGGCCGACCAGTTTGCGTTGTCCAAAAGCAAACTGATTGACGACCCTGAGATTCAGCGGAAGCAAGCCGAGGCTGATGCGGCGCTGTCCAAGGACATGGAGGAGGACAGGCGGGAATACTTCGGAACCAAGGAGGGCATGTGGCGCATGCTGTCGCAGATGTACGCCACAAGGAATCGGCTGACGCAGGTTGTGCAGGAGGTGCGTCGACACATCACGCATGACGGTGGCGTTGTCGAGAAGAATCAGTTTAGGTACATCATTTCTCGCAACACATATCCTGGCGGCAAGCCGTGGCGTGTGTCGCAGTTTGTGTATCGCAACGGCAAGTGGCTGCCGTGGGGACATGTCGAAACCGCTGTGTTGGATGATCCGGCAACCGCAACCGACTTGTATCCACGCGGTGCAGTGCAAGAGGTCGCGAAAAACATCGGGACCAAGCACAAGGGACCGCTGGTAAGCCCGTCGTTCAGTCCGTCCGGCAAGCCCGTGCCGTCACGCAAAGAAGTCGTGGCGGAAGCCAAGGCGTTGGGCCTGCCTGGCATTGGCACCACGGAATCCATTGCAAACCGAGTGCGAATCATCAAGGCGGATCCGTCGACGTGGACGCGAGCGGACTTCGACGCCGTCAAGGATTCCTTGGCTATCCATCAAGACGTCAGGCCGGGAAGCGATGAGCGCGTGGCGTCGATCATGCGCGACGGATTGCGTTCTGGCATGGTGGACAGCGTTGGAGCGATGGACAGGAAGGCTTGGACGTGGGCCAAGCAGTTGATGGGTGGGGACGTGTACGTCTTTGCAAGCGGGACGCTGGAGTACATTGGCGATAGTGCCTACCTGAAGCCTGGCAACAAGCCGCTGTTTCACTACAAGGCGGAGAAGGGCCAGGATCTGTACGAGGCTATGACCGGTCGGCGGAAGGGCGACAGCAGAAATCCTCAGGTCGACACGCCACAGTTCAAGTCGTGGTTCAAGGACAGCAAGGTTGTGGACGGCGCGGGCAATCCGCTGATTGTGAAGCACGGAAGTCCAGACGTGCGGGGGATCTTTGCCGAGGGATTCAAGGCACGTTCGCGCGGCAACGTGTGGTTTGCCGCCGCTGATACCGACGTCGCGGACTCGTACGCGAACGAGCGTCGTGCGATGGACTACCAGAACGCGGAACCCCAGACCATCCCCCTGTACCTGTCGATCCAGAATCCGATGGTGGTGGACGCCCAAGGCAAACACTGGCGAGACACGGAACGTCACGTACAGGAAGCCAAAGACGCTGGTCACGATGGAATCATCATCAAGAACAGCGTGGATTACTACGAGAACAAGGGACGCAAAGCGGCAAGGCCGACGACGGTGTACGCATGGTTTGCGCCGTCGCAGGCAAAGTCGGCGGTGCAAGGTCAACTGAGATCCCGCATTGACGGAAAGCCCATCGAGGGAGCCACGGGCAACGTCGGCACGTTTGACCCGGCCAACCCCGACATCCGATTCAGCGTCAGCGGCAAGGTGTACCGCGACACCCTCGGGTTCGAGCGAAAGGCGGAGCGTCTGATTCAGGAGAAGGTGAAGGGGGCCATGCAGGCGGCCGACCTTCGCAAGATGCTTCTGAACAACGGCGTGACCGCCGATGAGATGAAGTGGTCGGGCTGGGATGACGCACTGGCCACCGACCGGAAGTTGACGCTGCCCGAGATCCTCGCGATTGCGGCACAGTCTCGAGTGGAGTTGTCGGAGGTGGTCAAGGGAGGAAGCAACGACGACAAGAGAATGGCCGAAGCAACGCAGAGAGCAGATGCGGCACAACAGACGTTGAAAGCCGCCTTCAATGAACTGGTAAAGGAGGGAACGTCCGACATCAACGAAACTTTCGTTGGCAAGTTCAAGGAGGTCGCATGGAGCAGCCTGCGCCTGCTGAAAGCACTCAACGGGGACGATGCCGCACGCCAAATCGAATCAACGGACAGGTTGGCGGCGTTCCTGCGTTCAGAGTCAGCCTCGTTTGTCAGTCCGTATGGCCCGAACGGCAAGACGCTGCGCAATCGCCTCGTAGATGCGTTGGCCAAGCCGCGGCTTGTGGAGGCGGCGCGAGAATACATCACGGCATCGCAGGAGCAACGTCGCATCCGTGACGAAACCGATGAGTCATGGATGCGCAACCGCACCCAGTTCGAGCGGTACACCCTCCCCGGCGGCACCGACTACCGCGAAGTGCTGTTGACTTTGCCCAAAAAAGCAAAGAGTTATCAGGATTTCAAGGCCGCAGGAATGTCAGACGCCGAAGCCCAAAGGGCGGCAAATGCAACGTTTGAGCAGGATTACCAGTCGTCCCACTTCCCCGAGCCCAACATCATCGCGCACATGCGCCTCAAGGACCGCACCACGCCGGACGGGCGAAGGGTTCTGCACATCGAGGAGATCCAGAGCGATTGGCACCAGGCGGGGAGGGATCGGGGGTATGCAGACCCTGCTGTTTTCGCGAAACTGAGGGCGGAACTAGAAGCCGCCGACAAGGAGGTGGCTGATCGTTTCGCCAACAAAGAGGCGTACGCGAAGTCTAATCCCGGAATGAAGCCCGGAGAGGATGATGGGACGTGGGATCGGCTTGTAGAGGCACATCGCCGAGCGATCATCAATCGGGACAGGATCAAGCAAGACCTCAGAAAGCCTGAACAAGTCCCAGCCGCCCCCTTCTCAAAGAACTGGCACGAAATGGCGTTCCGCCGCGTGCTTCGCATGGCGGCGGAGGGTGGGTACGACGCGCTCGCGTGGACGACGGGCGAGCAGCAGGCGGCGCGGTTTGACCTGTCAAAGGAGGTCGATGCGGTTCACTGGCAACCATCAACGTCGGAGTTGTGGGTAGACAAGCGAAGTGGCCGAGAAACAAAACAGCGCAAAGTTGCCGACAACGTAACCGCCGCCAACTTGGAGCAATACGTGGGGCGAGAAACGGCGAGACGCATCCTTGCGGCGCAGGAAGTTGACACGTACAAAAGCGCGTATGGCGACGATCTCAAAGTCGGCGGCGAGGGCATGCGCGAGTTCTACGACCGCCAGTTGGTCCGCTACGCCGACAAGTACGGCAAGAAGTGGGGGGCGAAGGTTCAGGACGGTCAGGTTCTGACAAAGGATCGCGTGCCTGATCCGCTCATGCAGCAGTTCACCGATGACGGGGTGAGTTACATGACAGTCAGGGGAACGGCCATTGCCAACCCGTTGGCTGACATCCAGCACGGAGAACCGTTGGAGGAAAGCGAGGCCGTTGACTACTGGGTCAACCTTGGCGTCGAAAGGGCGGTCGCGGAAGATGCGATAACTCGATTCAAGCGAGATCAGGCGGAAGCCGAGCGCCGGGTGGCAGAACGCGGTGAATACGAAGTCGACGCCCACGTCCTCCCGATCACCGACGCCATGCGCGAGAGCGTGATGGGCGAGGGGCAGGTGTTGTTCTCCATCGCGGGAACTCCGGCGCAGTGGGCCGATCAGGCGGCTGCGAAGGCTAAGGTGCCCGCCGCCGAGGCATCTATGCCGGTGATCGCAGACGTGGAGGCGGCACGTCTGGTTGTGGCCGACATGGTCAAGAGCGGCACGCTCAAGCCCACCGAGGCCAAGGCGGCGGCGGAGAAGGTGCTGAAGGGGGTCGATGGGGCCCGCGTCCAGCCGGCGAGCGTGCTGGCCCGCCGGGTGGCGGCGCGGCTGGAGAAGGTCGCCAACCCGACCGGCAACGACGTCGAGCAGGCGTTCCGCGAGGTCGCGTTTGCCCACGTGACCAACGCCGCGGACGTCGCGCTGCGGGGGGCCAGGCGGGCGGAGGCGGACGCGTCGGTTGGCACTAGTCGCGAGTCGCGGATCCGCGAGATGGAGCGGCTGCAAGGGCTGGAGCGGTCGTACCGCAAGGCCGCCGACGAGTACAAGCCCGAGTCGGCCAAGGGCAAGGAGGAGTCCCCAGACGCGACCCGTGACCGTCTGCTGAGGCGGCCCGCGGCCCCCGACCGGCCGGTCAACGTGCCCGCGGCGGCAGCGGTGATGAAGCAGTCGTTGCTGGCGGCGGGGCTGGAGGTGGCCGTCAAGGCGGTCGCCAAGAAGGCGGCGGGCAAGAAGGTGGGCCGCAAGAGCATCTACCAGTTCGTGGACGAGGCCATCGGCACTAGGCCCGTGCTGCGGCAGCAGCGGGACGCGGTCAACCGGGTGGCGCGTGGATTCCTGCGGGACGTGGGGGCCCTTGGCAAGCCCAACCCGGCGGATCCGGCGCCCGGCACGCCCGAGTACAAGACCGTGATGGGCGAGCGGGTCGAGGAGGCGTACCGGCAAGCGGTCAGCGACTTGCAGACGTCGGCCGCGGCAAGGCGGCAGCAGGCCGATGCTCGAGCGGGGGCCATCCGCGAGGGCATGAGCCCGGCCGAGGGCATGGTGTCGGCGTCGGACGCCGCGAAGGCGTCGTACCGGGCGCAGGAGCGGCTGGGCCGGAAGATGGCGTCGACGGCCGCCCGGACGGTCGTGGCGGCCATGCGTCAGGCAAGGCAGGCGGCCCGGGCGGAGGCGACGGCCAAGGTGGCCTCGCTCCAGCGGCGGTGGCAGCGGCGGTTTGACCGGCTCAAGGACAAGGTCTGGACGGCGCGGACCGACCTGACGGTCGAGCAGCAGCGGACCCGGGCGCGTCGCCGGCTGGAGCGTGAGATCCGGCGGGAACTGACGGACGTGATTCGCAAGTACATGCCCCGAACCCTGCGGGGCGACTACATCACCATGGTCCGCGACGCCACCAACCCGGGGCGGCTCAACGACGCCCTAGTGGCCATCCAGCACGACCTGACGTTCCACAACGCCAAGGAAGCCACGCGGATGGGCTTGCAAACGGCCAAGGGCAAGTGGGTCGAGCGGATCCGCGGCGACAAGGCGGCCAAGGCTGCCTACGACGCGGCGGTGCAGACCCTGATGGACGCGGCCCGCAGGCTGAAGGAGACGAACAAGGTCGCCAAGCAGCCGCAGCCAGCCAAGTTGACCACCATGGCGGGCGGCACGGGCTCCGTCGGCACGGCCACCAAGCGGATGAGCGTGGACGACCTGCTGGCTTTGCAGGACCGGGTGGAGCAGGCCCATGCGGAACTGCTGTTCTTGCGGAAGGACGCGGCGGAGAAGGAGCAGATCCGGGTCGAGGGCAAGGTGCTGGCCCGCGAAACCGTGGTCGAGTCGGTGCTGAAGTCGTTGGCCCTGCGGCCGGACTTGGCGAGGCCGCTGGGGCTCCCCGCCGCCACACGGACGTCGTTGCTTGGCCGATACCACATCGCCAACGCCACGCCCGACACCATCGCCGCCATGCTTCGCAACCCCCTCGCCCGGAAACTGCTGGTCGAGGAGTTGTGGCGGGGCGAGACGGACGCCATGGCCGACACGTACGCGGCGACGGACGAGATGAAGCGGCTGCTGGCGGCGGCGGGCTTTGAGTGGGGCTCGGAGAAGTTGCACCGGCTGTCCTACACGTCGGCGGGCCCGGACGCTCAGCAGATGACGCTCAACCTGCCCGACGCGGGCCAGGTCACCGCGAGCCCCGGCGAGTGGATGGCGGTGCTGGCCACGCTGGCGAGAGAGAGCAGCGGCCGCAAGATCCTTGAGGAAGGCCGTCCGATCACCTTCGGTCGCGACACGCACATGACGCCGGTGACGCTGACCGCAGCCGACGCTGACGCCATCAGCGACGCCTTGGACAAGATGGGCTTGGTGTCGGTCGTCCATGGCGGCATGAAGTTCATGTCAGGCACGGCGGACGCGCTCAACAAGGCGTACTACAGCGCGACCGGCCGGTACCTCAAGTTGGAACCGCTGTACTTCCCCACGCACGTCAACCGCGACCAGCAGCCCATCGAGAACCTGATCGGTGCGGGACCGCAGTACGTGCGGCGGGCGTTGGAGAACCTGGGCTTCCTCCAGCCGACCGACGAGCGGGCGACATCGCCCTATCTCATCAAGGACTTCTTCGACGAATACAACCAGTACACCCACGCGTCGGCCATCATGGTCCACATGACGGACCGCGTTCGGGCCATGGAGGCGGTGTTCAAGGACCGCCGCATCCTGGCGGAGATCGAACGCAAGTTTGGTTCGGACATCAACGAACGGCTCGACCGCATGATCGAGGCGGGCAAACTGCTGTTCAGCGAGCCCAAGTCGCGGCTCGACAAGGTGGCCGTGTCGTTGGGCCGAAAGATCGCCAAGGCGGAGTTGACGCTGAACCCCGGCACGTGGATGAAGCAGTTTGGCTCGGTGCCGAAGTTGTACGCGGTGATGGACGCGGAACACATCGCGGCGGGCATCGAAAACATGATGGACCCCGTGGTGACGGACCTCTTGAAGAACGACGCCTACTTCCGCAACCGCATCGAGGACGCCGTCTATCGCCGCATGTCGCCCAGCGACTACAAGCGTTCGCCTTCGTTGGGGCAGGTCAACACCGCCGACGCGATCAAGCGCATCATGGAGGGCGGCGTGTTCGTGACCGAGCGGTCGCGCGCGGCGTGGGGCAGCGCGACGGATCGCATCGAAGTGATGAACTGGTTTGACGGCATCTCGTCGCGGGTCGCGATTGGTGCGGCGCTGTCGATGGGCAGGGCCAAGGGGTTGACCGGACAGGCGTTGCTCCGGTACGCCGCGTGGGAAGCGCAGATGGCGATTCGGCGCGTGAACAACACCAGCAGCGTGCTGGACATGAGCGGCTGGGCGGAACGCAACCGCGGCAACTGGTTGAGCCTGTCAATGCTGTTCACGTCGGACGCCAACAAGAACTACAACCTGATTGCAGCCGCGTTTGAGGACCAGGGCGGCAAGGTGGCGGGCAAGAAGATGGGCCGAGCCATCGTGGGTATTGCTGCGTCCAACCTGTGGGGTGCCATGATTGGCGCGCTGATCGGCACGTTGACCAAGTACGGGCTGAGCGCGTTGTTCGACGACGACGAGGCTCGCGAGGCGTTGATGGGCGAAGTGGGCTCCCAGTTTGTCCGCAGCAATCTGGGCAGCCTGTACTTTGGCGACGTCATCTACGACCTGACGCGTGCCGGGTATCGGGTGGCGACCAAGCAGCCGGTCCAAGTCAACTCGGTGTTTGAGACGCCCGTCTCCAGCAAGGTGGCGGACGCGACGGAAGGCGCGATCCGCTTTGCCAAGTCGTTCGAGGCGCAAGGCCGGTACACCAGTGGCCGCAATCGCGGCGAGTACCGCGACGAGGTGATGTACCGCGAGGGCTTGTGGCAAATGGCGGAGGCCATCAGCGGGCTCATGGGCAATCCGTTGTTGCCGTGGATGCGCTATCTCCGCAAGTACATGCAGCAGGAGTAAGGCCGATAACGCGATAGATGCACCTGAAGTCCTATTTGGCCGTGGCCGAAAGTACTCATCGCTATGGGAATGATTTATTTCGGCGTGCCGCCAGGCTGGCGAGGTTCAATCGAGATTGTGCCGTGTTTGCATTTTACCCCTACACGGGTGGTATACCCTACGGGCATGGGGCGGATTGCAAGCAAACACGAAAATGACACGGGCGTAGTTGCGCGTTTGGGCGGAGCGGAATCGCCGCTGGAAACAGCCCTTGCGCAATGGGCGGATTACTTGGCTGGCCGCGGGCGGCGACCGCAGTCCATTCGGCAGTTCCGCGAGAACATCGCAAAGGCCGCAAACGAGTTGGAGTGGCGAACGCCGGCCGACGTCACCTTCCAAGCGGTGACCGGCTGGATCGCGGCACGCGTCAACAGCAAGCGTTGGCGCCTGAACACGGGCGACGCGGCGTTGGCGGCGTTCCGCTCGTTCACGCGGTGGGCGGCCGCGGCCAACGTGATTGAAAAGGATCCGCTCATCTTGGCGCACGGGTCAGGGGCCGACGATCAACCCGGCGCACGCGTGCCCAGCACGGAAGATGCTCGAGTGTTCATCCGCGTGACGTTGGCGACCCAGAAGCGCGACAAGCGAAGCACGGGCAACCGCGCTCTCTATTGGTACCTGATGTTCATGCACGGCCTTCGCTTCAGCGAGTTGGGTGGCGCGGAGAGCAACCCGCTGCCGCGTGGGTGGCGGTGGGGCGACCTAAGCCTAGACGCGGCGATTCCCGTGGTGCGATGGGCGGACGACATGCACAAGGGCGCACGGCATTGCGTCCTGCCGCTGAACCCTACGGCGGCACGGCTGCTGAAGGAGCATCGCGAGACGGTGCCGCATGCGGCCACCGACCCCGTGTTTCCAATCGTGCCGACACGAGGCGCGTGGCGAAAGGACCGGGCAAGGGCGGGCGTGGCCGAGGTTGACGACACTGGGCGGGCGTTCAGCCCGCACTCGGCACGAAAATGGTGCCGCACCGCCCTGACGCGAGCCGGGGTGCAGACCGACATCATCGACCTCTTGATTAGGCATGCCAACGACCTGCGGGACCGATACTTGGAACTGGAGGTGGCGACCTTGCACGCCGCCTTGTTGAAACTGCCGGACCTTTGGCCTGAAGAAAATGGCGGTGGATCACAGAAAATGGACTTGACCGGCCCGGGGGGTGCGTCCGATACTAGTAGCGCGACACATGCAGGCCACCCCCGAAACAACGCCTCTACACCGGACTGCGGCCCCCCAGTGGGCCCTCATGTGTCGCTACGTGAAAATCCTGCACGGCCGCGGTCCGGTGCTGAGGCGTTATTGGCCGAGTTTGGCGAGCGGCTCGGGCGGTTGAGTCCAGCGCAGGTTGGGGACGACAATCGGCATTGTCGAACTCAACATGACGTGGATTCAAGGACGGCGGCGATTGCCGACCTCCTTCGAGCCGTTGCCAGACTCCTAGACGGAGTCTGACAGGTGATTATCAAAGAGGCGGCGCACTTCGACCCGGCGAATCCGGAGCCCGGCGTTTATCGCCACATCCCCGACGAAGCGTACTTTTCGGCCGTGGCCGTCAACCACAGCACGCTCCGCGTGCTGGAGCGCAGCCCGGCCCACTTCGCCTACCAGTTCAAGCACGGCGGCGGCAAGGACAGCGACAGCAAGCGGCTGGGCTCGCTGGTCCACATGATGCTGTTCACGCCCGAGCGGGTGCAGCAGGCCACCATCCCCGCGCCGCTCAACCCCAAGACCGGCCGGGCCTACGGCATGGACACCAACGCGTGGCGGGATTACGCGGCCACGCACCCCGGGCACCTGATCGTCTCCGACGAGGAGATGGAGCAGGCCCGCGTGATGGTCCAGCGGGTCATGGCGCACGAGCGTCTGAGCCTGCTGATCAACGCGGCCAGCGAGACGGAACTGGTCTTGGTGTGGCAGGAGAACGGGTTTCTCGCCAAGGGCAAGGTGGACATGTTTTGCCCGGCCGCGGCCACCATTGGCGACCTGAAGTCTACCGCGGACGCGTCGCAACGCGCGTTTGCCGGAAGCGTCGTCGACTGGGGGTACGACACGCAAGCCGCGTGGTACCTTCGCGGCGCGAAGGCGTGCGGCCTGGGCGATGATCTGACGTTCGTGTTTGGGGTCGTCGAGAACGAGCCCCCGCACGCCGTCGCCGGGTACGAACTCAACAAGACCTTCCTGAGCATCGGCGCGCAGCGCGTGGCCGAGTGGGTCGAGCGGCTTGCCCAGTGCTTCAAGGCCAACCAGTGGCCGGGGCTGTCGGACCACATCGACACGTTGGCCGCGCCCGCGTGGTACATCGCGCGGTACTGCGACGACGACGCCGTCTCCAAGTTCTGAACGGGGGTGCAACATGACGATGACGACTGAGGCCGCAACCGGCACGATCAGGTTGCTGGCGTTCGAGATCAGCCAGTTTCAAGGGATTCGGTTCGCCGCAGGTGACGTGACGGGGCCGCTGGTGGAACTCCGCGGGGCGAACGGATCCGGCAAGAGCAGCATCATTCACGCGCTCACGTGGGGCCTCACCGGCGGGCGAGCCCTGCCGGAGATGCCGGTGCGTCGCGGTGCCGACGCCGCGACGGTGATCATCCAGACCGACCGGTACCGCATCGAGCGGAAGGTCACGAAGGCGGGCACCGCCTCGATGACGCTGCACGACGCGACCGGAAACAAGGTCAGCAAGCCCGCCGAACTGATGGCGGCGTGGCTGTCGGACATGGCCGCCGATCCGCTGGCGTTTGCGGAACTGCCTGAACGCGAGCAGGCGACCGCGCTGGCCAAGGTGGCGGGCATGGCGGACACGCTGGACACGCTGGCCCGCCGGCGGGCCGACGCGTACGACCAGCGAACCGCCGCGAACCGGCAGGTCACGCGGGCCAAGGCGCTGCTGGCCGCCACCCCGCTGGTGGACGGGCCCGACGAGGAGCAGTCGGCGAGCGAACTCATTGAAAGGATCCGCGACGCCGAGCATCGCAACGGGCTGGTCGCCAAGGGCCACCAGTGGGTGGCGGCGACGGAGGCCAAGATTTCGCAGGCTGACGCCGAGGTCGAGGCCCTGCGGGCCCGGATCCGCGAGGTGGAGACGCAGCGGGCGGCGTTGGCGGCGGAACTGGAAATGGGCAAGGCACGGCTGGCGACCATTGAGCCCGTCGACGTCGAGCCCCTGCACCAGCACCTGCGGGATCTGGAGCGGCTGAACCAAGCCGCCCGGCGACGCAGGGCTCACCACGACGCGGCGGAAGCGGTCCGTGCGGCCGTGGCCGAAACGGATGGGCTGGAGCGTGCCATTGAGGACATCGACACCGAGCGGCGCGCGTTGATGCGCTCCGCCCGGCTGCCCATCGAGGGCGTCGAGATCACGGACGACGGCGTGCGGCTCAACGGGATCCCGCTGGCGCAGGCGTCGACGGCCCAGCGGATCCGGCTGGGCGTGGCGGCGGTGCTGGCGGCCAAGCCGCAGATGCGGCTGGTGTTCATCGAGCGTGGGGAGTCGTTGGACGCCGCCAGCAAGGCGGCGTTGGTCGAGGCTCTGAACGAGTACGGCGGCGTGGCGGTCATGGAGCGGGTCGTAAGCGACCGGTCCGCGGCCGAGGGCGTGGAAATCGTGTGCGAGTAACAAGGAGGCAGCATGGAAAACGGATTGAGCGTCATCGAGCAGGATCAGGAAACGGCGGGGGAGTTGGCGACCCCGTCGGCGGTGGAGGCGTTGAGCCGCGCCGAGATCGACATGCAGATTCAGACCGCGAAGCGTTACCCGAGGAGCATGACCAAGTTCCAGCAGGAGGCGATGGCGGCGGTGTCGCTGTCGGAGAGCGTGGCGGCGGCGTGCATCTACGCCATCCCGCGGGACGGCAAGACCATCGAGGGGCCGACGGCCCGCTTCGCGGAGATCGTCGCCGCGTCGTGGGGCAACATTCGGGTCGACTGTCGCTTGGTCGACATCGGGCCGGACGCCATCACGGTCCGGGCCATGTGCATCGACCTTGAACGCAACAACGGCCAGGCGGTGGAGGTGAGGGCCCGCATCACCAACAAGCAGGGCAAGCGGTTCAACGAGGACATGATCGGCGTGACGGCGGCGGCGGCGATGAGCAAGGCCCGCCGCAACGCCATCTTCTCGGTGATCCCGCGGGCGTTCGTCATTCCCGTGTTGGAGCAGGCCCGCAAGGTGGCGGTGGGCGACGCGCAGACGCTGGCCGCCCGGCGGAGCGCGATGCTCAAGCACTTCCAGCAGATGGGCGTGCTGCCCGCCCGGGTGTTTGCGTCCATCGGCGTGGCGGGCGAGGTGGACATCACCTTGGACCATCTGGCCGTCCTCAAGGGCTACGCGCAGGCGATCAAGGACGGGGAGGCCAACATCGAGACGTGCTTCCCTGAAGCCAACGACGCGAACGCCAGGATCGACGCGCTCAAGGTGCAGCCGGTGATTCCGGCGATGGTGGTGGAGCCTCCGAAGCAGGTGGAGGCTCCCAAGCCCCCGCGAGTCGGGGCACGGGGCAAGAGCCCTGCGGTGGTGGCGGAGGATCTCTCGTTCCTCGACCAGCCGGTCGGCAGCGACACGCCTCCGTTCTGACTCGGACCGACGGCGAGCGCACGCAGGGCTTACACCCCCGCGGCCGGTGCGACTCCGGCACGTCGGTTTCTCTCTCCTCCCCTCTCGCCCGGCAAGGCAGCGTGTCTTGCCGGGTTTTCGGGGTTGCGGGCCTCGATCACCCGCGGCATCACCCCAGTGGCTTGCATGGTGGGCTTCGCGCGGTTTCGACTGTCCGCCGCGGCGAAGTAGCAGGTTCGAGTCCTGCCAAGTCACTTTCGCACTCGCGCTAGGCGTCGCCGGTGTAGGCGGCGTCTGGCTTCCTGACTCGTCACGTCACGGACGACTTTGTGGCAACGTCACTCCCCTTCATCAAGTTCTTCCCCTCCGACTGGCTCGGCTCCGCCAAACTGCGGGCGGTGTCGCTGGTCGCGCGTGGCGTCTGGATCGAGGTGATCTGCGTGGCCTGGTCGTGCGACGAGCCCGGCGTGCTGGCCAGCAACGGGAAGGCGTGGAGCCTTGAGGACGTCGCGAGACGGGTCAACGGGCCGCAACCGGTCGTGGTCAAGGCGTTGCAGGAGTTGCTGGAGGCGGGCGTGGCGCAGCGTCGGGACGACGGGGCGCTGTACTGCCCGCGGACCGTCAGGGACCGCGCGGTGTCGCAGGTGAGGGCCGAAGCGGGTCGTCGCGGCGCGGCCGTGACCAACGGTTTGCCGGGGAGTTTGCCGCGGCACTTGCCGGGGCATTTGCCGCAGCACTTGCCGGGGCATTTGCCGCGGCAAACCGATGATTTTGCCGCGGCAAAACACCCGGCACCTGCCGAGATTTTGCCGCCCCCCAGAAGCCAGAAGCCAGACGCCAAAAGCCCAGAAACCCCCCCAACCCCCCCGGGGGGGGGCGGGGGCCGCAAGAAGCCGGAATCGCTCTCGGTGGCGGTCTGGATCGAAATGCTCTTGGCCGCTGGCCTGCCTACGACCGTTCAGGAGGCCGCCGAGGGGTACCACGCCCACCGCCGGACCATGGGGAAGCCCATAACGCGTCTGGCGGCCTCTGCGTTGATCCGCAAACTGGTCGCCGCGGGGCCCGACGCGGCGGCTCAGGCGATGCTCGACTCGGTCGCGAACGGGTGGCAAGGGTGCTTCCCAGACCGGTCCGCGACCCGTTCCGGAGCCCGTCCGGCGACCCGTCCGGAAGGGGCTCACCGGACCCTCAAAATCGAGGCCGAATACACCGAGCCGGACGCCTCCGAAACCGTGGCCGCGCTCATGGGGCGGAAGGGGGGACAACAGTGAAACAGGATCCGCGTGACGGCTTTTCCGCATCGGGCGTTCCCTTGCGTCACCGCCAAGCGGTTGAGGCGCAGTTCGACCCGGAAGTCGTCGCCAAGGTAAAGGAAGGACTGTTCGAGCGGCACGGCTTGGTCGCGCTGGTCGGCCCCCGGGGCACGGGCAAGACGCTGCTGGCCGCGCACGCCGTGCGTCATTCGTTGTTCACGCATGCCCGCGAAGCCAAATACATCCGCGCCGCCGACATGTTTGCCCGCATGCGGGCGGAGATGGACGAGTCCAAGGCTGGCATCATGCTGGCGCAACTGAGCCGGGTGTGGCTGCTGGTGATCGACGAACTGCAAGAAGCGTTCGGCACGGCGTGGGAGGACAAGCAACTGGTCCGCCTGCTAGACAAGCGGTACGGCGAAATGCAGCCCACGCTGCTGATCGCGAACCTTCGGCCCGAGGCGATGGTCAAGGCGCTGGGTGCCTCCATCGTCGACCGGATGATGGAGACGGGCGGGCTGGTCGAGATGGCCGGGCCCTCGCACCGTCGCGTCACCACGGAGTGCAAGGCATGACCAACGTGTGGGAGAACCCCGTCGCGAGCAAGGCGGTCGTGGCGTGCGCCACTGTCGTGCAATCGGCCTTGCAGGTGTCGGCGGTGCTGACGGCGGAAAGCCGGGACCACTGGATTTTGTTCCGGATCAGCGAACTGCGTCGCGGCATGCGGGATGCCAGCGGCGCGCTCGACATGCTGGAGAAGCAAGTAAGGGCTAGGAAGCACGTGCCGACCGCGGAGGAAAGGCAACTGGTGCGCAAGGTCAAGGCGGGCCTGCGGGCTCAGGGAGGAACGGCATGATCGTCTTAGGCGTGGATCCAAGCGTCACGGCCGCGGGCATCGCGTTGATCGCCGCCGAACCGGGCGAAGCGCGTCTGGTGCTGGGCGAGTGCCTGACGCAGTCCAGGGGCACCGCCCTTGAGCGGGCCATCGCCCTGGGCCAGTACGTGCAGTCGCTCGCCGCCCAGTGGCGGCCAGCGGTAATCGTCGTCGAAACCCCGTTCGAGCGGGCAAGGGGCGGCCCCAAGGCGACGCGTTCGGCCATGACGCTGCCGGCGTACGGCATGGCCGTCGGCGCGGTGGGCATGGCGTTGGCCGGGCAGCGGGTGCGGTTCGTCGCGGCGGACGCATGGTCGCGGGGGCTGCCTGGCACGGCGCGGGATCCGCACAAGACAAATCGCGTGCGGCTGGCGGCGGCGATTGTCGGCGTGGACGAGGCCCTATTCGGCTCCAAGACGACGGCGGGCAACGTAGCCGACGCGGTGCTGATGGCGTGGTGGGCGGCGGGGCGCGAGGAGGTGCCGCATGGAGAGTGATGACCTTGAGGCGTACTGCCGGCTGATGGACGAGGTCGCCAAGGCGTGCCGCGGGACCGCGTGCGTGAGCGCGACGGACCTGCGCGAGTGTTTGGACGACTGCCGTCGGCATCTGGTTCAGGTGAGCAGCGACAACCAGACGTTGCGGGAAGTTGCCAACGCCATGGCGATGGATCACGCGCGCAAGGACCGGATGCTCGAGGTTATGGCGGCGGAACTGCTGATCGTCCGCCGCATGGTGTTTCACAGCGACAACGCGGCGGCGTCGGCGGTCGTGCGGGAATGGCAGCGTGCGGCCAAGCGCACGCACCGGGTGGTTGACAACGAGACGTTTGCTCGGTTGGCGGAAGCAGGCGACAGGAGTGCCGAATGAATGTGGTTGCTGGTCCCTTCAACATCTTGTCTCTCTGTGCCGGGTACGGCGGCCTCGACCTCGGACTTGACCTCGCCACAGGCGGAGCGACTCGGGTCGTGTGCCACGTTGAGCGGGAAGTCTTTGCCGCCGCGATCTTGGCTTCGCGCATGGCGGAAGCGTCCATCCCTGCATCGCCTATCTGGAGTGACCTGCGAACCTTTGACGGCACAGCATGGCGTGGTGCGGTGGATCTTGTCACTGGTGGCTACCCGTGCCAGCCGTTCAGCCAAGCCGGTCGAAGGCTTGGCGAGCGTGATGAGCGGCATCTATGGCCGGAGATTGCTCGCATCATTGCGGAAGTGGAGCCCGGCGTCGTGTTCCTTGAGAACGTGCCAGGGCACCTATCGCTCGGCTTCGACGCTGTTTGCGACGACCTTCACGGAATGGGCTTTTGCGTTGCGGCAGGACTGTTCTCTGCGTCAGAAGTCGGCGCGCCGCATCGCCGCGAACGCCTGTTCATCCTCGGCATCGTGGCCGATGGCGACGGCGGGCGACGCGAAGTCGTCGGGCGCGGCGGGCTACGGCCCGACGGCGACGCACCACGTCGGCACGACGTTGACCGACGCGACGGAGCGGCTGCTGACCTGGCCGACGCCGAACGCGGCATCGGACAGAAGGAACCGCGGCACGGGCGTCGATCCGAAGATACGTGCGGAGCAGGGTCGACAGATCATGCTTCAGGATGTCGTGAAGGTCTGGCCGACGCCGCGGACGATCACGGGTGGGGGGGAATCGACGCAACGGAAGCAGGAGTTGGGCCGGACGGCAAGTGGAGGCGGGGACTTGCAGGCGGCGAGCCAGACGTGGCCGACCCCGGGAGCGAACGACCACAAGAGGTCGGCCCGGGAAGGACAGCGGATGGGCCAACTGGACGAGGCGGCGGAGCAGTTGTGGCCGACCCCGCAGGGTTCGATGACCGCCGGCGAGGATCTGCGGGCGACGTGGACTCCGGGCGAGAAGCCGGTGCGGGAGGACGGCCGGGTGCTGCAAACGGCCCTGACGACCTGCACTCAGATTTGGGACCGTTCCCGCCCGGGCCCGCCGACACCATCGCCTGGCGGCGGATCCTCGTCGCGAGGCCCGACCTCGCGCCCGCGGTTGAATCCGACATTCGTCGAGTGGCTGATGGGGCTGCCCCTCGGCTGGACCGACTTCGCGCCCTCGGCAACGGAGTGGTCCCGCTGGTCGCTGCTTATGCGTTCGTGTCTCTTTGGGCTTGTCTCGGCGCGAGTGGCGACGAGTTGAAGTAGGAGCAGTTTACGAAAGGAAGCAGGATGAAAACGGTGACGGCAACGATTTGGGGTACGCGTCCGCTCTTGAGCCACAGGTTCGGGGAGGCGGCGGAAGGCGAGTTGGCGGCGACGACTCGACGCGTCAAGGTCATGGTGACGCAGGAGACGCCCCGCTCGCAGGCGGAGAAGGCGGTGTACCGGCTGCCCGACGGGCGCTTCTGGGTGCCGGGAGCGGCGTTCGCGAGGTTGATGCGGGAGGCGGGCAGCGGCATCAAGATCAAGGGCACCCGCAAGTACGCCAAGCATGGCGTTCCCGCGGCGGTCACTGTGATGGATGACGCCGTCGTGCTGTTGGACCCCAAGACCAACGAGCCCCTGACCAACTACGAGGTCGATTCCAGACCGGTGGTGATCCCCAGCACGAAGGGCCGCATCATGCGGCATCGGCCCCGGTTCGATTCGTGGGCGGCAAAGGTCACGATCCGCGTGAACGACGCGCTTATGGCCGAGGACTTCATCTTCAAGTTGATGGCCGACGGCGGCGAGCAGTTGGGCATTGGCGACTTCCGGCCGGAAAAGGGCGGGCCGTTCGGCACGTTCCGCGTGGTCGGCTGGGAGGTCGCGGACGGCGTCGCGCCAGAGTAATGGCGGCGAGAGAGAGGTGATGGCAGGGCGAGGCGAGGCCCGGCAAGGCGAGGCCGGGCTTGGCGAGGCGAGGCGGGGCGTGGCATGGCAGGGCGGGGCAGGGCGGGGCAAGGCGGGGCGGGGCGTGGCAAGTCTGGGCAGGGCCCGGCTAGGCGAGGCACGGAACATCCATCGCGGCGACAGCGGCGGTGGGTGGTTTGGCGGCAGGGCGCGGCTTGGCAGGGCGCGGCTTGGCAGGGCGCGGCTTGGCAGGGCGAGGCTTGGCGACGGCAGGCGATGCGAGGAAAGGCAAGGAGCAGTTGATGAACCACGCGACGCTTCCATTCCCGATCTACGTGAACGTCTCGAATCAGATGCTGGGCATGCAAACGCCTGGCGTCACCCGCGGCATGTGGCATGGCGTCCATTCTCGCCTGTCGCAGGTCGTCATGTGCCACGTCATGCTCGAGTCGGGCGCCCACTGGTCTGGGTTGCCGATTCACGCGATAAGCGCAACACACACGTTTTGCTCGCCGGAGGAGGCATGTCGTTGGGGGGCGATGGGCGAACGAATCACGGTGACGCACCTGCCCATGCTGGCGGGGACACGCGCCGAAACAAAGGATGGCGCGGACGGCACCCACACCGGGCTGGTGATTGACTGGACCGATCACTGGGCCACGGTGCCCGCGGAACACAAACCGCTGAATGTGATCGCGATGGCGACCGGTCCATACCGGTTGCTTCCCAACAACGAGATGCGGGTTTGGGATCCGCACTTGCTGGACGAAGCCAGGATCCACGACGTCAAGGAGTATCGGAGGATTCGGACCGTCTATTGGCGGTGAACGAAAGGCCAACCCATGGATCCATTGCAAACGCTTATCCGCAAGTCCACGCGAGACATGTCACGCAACGAACTGACGCACCACGTCACGCAGTTGCGTGAAGCCCTCCGCGACGTGCTTGCGGCGGAGGTCAGGGCGTGGCGAGATGCCGACACTTGGCATGAACTGCTTGAAGTCATGGATATGTGCGACGACTACAGCCACCGCCATGACGTCGAGAACGCCCAGAAAGAGGTTGACGTCAGCAAGGCCCGCTTGCGGGCAAAGGAGATCGAATGAGCAACAACGAACCAGCGTTCCCTGTTCACACGTACGTCAACGCTGACGGAGAGACATTCACAAGTGAACCAACCGGAATGACGCTCCGCGACTACTTCGCGGCCAAGGCGATGGCGGCGTTTCAAATCTCCGAGGTGCTTGAGGCGTTTCGACGCAATGACTACGACGGGCTGCAAAGCCACAATACCTACATCCCACTAGGTCGCTGTGAGGAATACGCCCAAGCGGCATATCGGATGGCCGATGCGATGATCCGCGAGCGGGTCACCAAGGGGTAAGCATGAAAGACCCAACCGATCGGGCCGAGGCCGACCGTGACGAAGCAAGGCGGTTGCTGGCCGTCACCGGGCAGGCGTTGGCCGTGATGGCCGCCGACTTTGTCAAACTGTCACGCTGCTATGGACGGGCTCAAGGCAAGCCCGACGAGCGGGCAACTTACTGGATGGAGGCGGCGGTGCTGGCAAACTACATCGCGTATGAGGCGATTCGGAGAGCCGAACGAGGTACCAAGGGCAAGCCATGAACGACAGTCGTCTTTTGTGGGACACGCGGTCCGCAGACCAGAAACTGATCGACGCGTACGAGCGGCTGCGGACGCTGCGGCCCAAGGCCCCCCTGATCGGCGCGGGCCACCCCATCACGTCGCAGGCGGTAGCCGCGGCCCTCTCTCGGTCCGACCGGATGCAGCACCGGGCGGAGCGGCTGCTGCACGCGGTCCACCAAGCAGGCGACCGCGGGGTGATCGACGATGAGTTGATCGTCCAGTTCCAGCACTGGCCGCACTCGAGCGTGACGGCGACCATGGCGTTCCTGCGGCGCCATGAGTTGGTGCGGGCCGGGCCCGACACGCGGCCGACGCGGTACGGAAACATGGCTCTGGTCAACAGGATGGGGGCGTGATGCGAAAATACACCAAGTCGCGGATGGCTCTGGGGTTCGACGGCGGGAGTCAACAGCCAGGCACCTACATCAGGTTCGACGCGACCCCCCACGGGGTCGAAGTCGTCGCGTCCTGCATGGACGGGGACATCGTCCTCACCGCTGAGAACGTGGCCGCGATGGTGGAATGGCTCCGTCGGGCGTGCCGCCGACGCGAGCGAACAAAAACGCGGCCGGGGCGACCCCGTAGGGTTGACGAGGCACTTCGGCGGCGGTAACGTGGCGGTATGGGCGGCGTGGTGCCGTCCGAGCGACACAGGAGACAACATGGAAGTGTGGCTAGTGATCGGAGCCCTCATCGGCGCGGTGGCAGGTGCCGCCAGGGGCTGGAGCGTCATCGTCGGCGCGGTCGTGGGTGCCCTGCTGGGGCCCCTCGCGTTTGCGCTGTTCCTTGTATCGTCGGTGGCGGGCGGGCGGCGGTGCCCTGAGTGCGCAGGCAACTGCCACAAGGCGGCGCGCGTGTGCCAGTGGTGCCGGGCGGAACTTGGGGGGGGCCGATGAAGCGGCGGCGACCGGACACGCCTCCCCGAAAAACTAAAGTCGGCTTGCAGTAGTGCCGATGTAGGGGTACAATGGTTCTACGCGGGCGTGTGCCCGCGACATCAACCCCTCAATGGAGCGACCCATGAGTGAAGTTTTGAACGGTGCCAACCGGCGCGGCGACGCGCAACTGTTGGCGGACATTCAGGCAGCCAAGGCGGCACAGTTGACGTTTCCGCCCCGCTGGGGCATCGACCGCGACACGCTCGAGTGGACCGTGGCGTGGGACGCGCTCAACGCCGTGCTGAAGGCCGGCGGCTGGGGCGACCGCAGCGACGAGTGCCCTTTGTCGGGCGACTGCTGGCAGTACATGGGCTCGGGCGGCGACGCGCACGAGTTCCGCCACCGCATGAGCCCTGTCACCGGCTACCACACCTACGTGCGGCTCGGTGTCGGCGTTGCCGTGGTCGTGATTCGCAAGCGCGACGTGGCGGTGGAGTTTTACGTCTTGCGCCACCGCGACGGGTGGCGGGTGGCGGAGTTCTGAGCCCGTTGGCATCGGTCGTGCCCCCGCTCGCCTACCGGCGTGTCGGGGGCGTTCGGGGATTTCAACCCGCCCGCGTCCCCCGGGCAACATGGAGCGACCCATGAGCAGCAGCAAGAAGGACAGTCTGCGGGCCCTCATCGAGGGCATCATCCCCGGCGACATTGCCGAACTCGGCACGTTGTCCGGCGACAACGTGCTGGTAGCGGCACGAATCCCCAACCCCCGCGGCGTTATTCGCTACGCCCTCGCCGTGATGCGGTACGGCGTGGTGGCGGGCGAGTGGGTGCGGTTCCCTTCGCCAGACGCAGCGGCGACCGATGCCGCGACCATGCTGGAGGCCGCTACGCGGTTGGCCGCCGAAGGGGGGGCCAAGTGAGCATGTACGGCATCGACGTAGACGCTCGCAGCATCGCGAGCGGCGTGTATTCCATGATGGACACCAGCGCACGCGCCGGGCTGGCGGTCGGGCTGGTGCCCTTGGTGTGGAAGCAGCGAATCGACGACGCCCTGCGCCATTGGTTCGAGTCGCACGCCATTCGGCAGGCGGCGAACCGGATCGGCGTGACCGCTGAGCAGGTGCGGGCGTGCCTCAAGGAGCCGGTGCGGGGGTGCGCCAACCGCGAGATGCGCGAGGCATGGGTGGAGGCAACGTCTCGCGACATTGTTGTCGCGTTGCTTGACGCCGCACTGAAGGAGGTGAGCAAGTGAGCCGCCAACGCCCACGGAGCCGTCCGATCTATGAAGCGGAGTGGTGCGCGGACTTCCACGCGTGCCCCGAGACGGGCGGCGAGTACGTGCTGCGCCGCGCCGACGGCACCAACTGGTACAGCCCTGACGGCATCATGTGGACCGCGGACACGGGCAAGGCGGTGCAGACCGCCGAACTCGACGCCATCCGCATCTATTTCGCAGGCGGTCCCCGCGAGGGCCAGCACGGCAACTAAGCCCTCCCGCCATGCCCACCGGCGTGGCGGGGGTTTTCCGGGCCTTGCGGCGCGTGGCCGAAACCCGGGCACCATGGAGCGACCCATGAAACTCAGCATCGTGATCGAGTGCGACAATGCGGCGTTTGCGGACGACTTCGTTGGGCAGGTGGCCGACCTGTTGGACGACTGCCGCGACACCATCGAGGCCAAGGGCGAGACGTTCACGGAGAAGCCGCTATTCGACTTCAACGGCAACAAGGTTGGGCGCATGACGCTGGAAGGGGGTGCCAAGTGAACGACGACAACAAGCGGACCCGGTTCGACTGGGCGGGCAAGTCCGACGCAGTCGCCTCGCTCGCTATCGCGGCGCACTACTGCGCGAATCTTGAGCGGGACGCGGGCCACCGGATGGGTGAGCCCCGCCGCAACGCCCACGGCATGGACAACGCGGGCACATGGATCGGCGGCGCGGTGTGGGGCGCGGCTCAGGCGTTGGACGAGTCACCAGCGGCGACGCTCACGGCGTTGGAATGGGTGCGAGCCGCCACCGTGCTGGACATGGCGGTAGCCACGTGCGACGGCACCGAGGGCGACGGCTGTTGTCGGTCCCATGACGTGGTGGATGCGAACGTGTGCATGTTGGATGCGTGCGACACGCTGGGGTGGGCGCACCCGTATCTCGACGGCATCACCGAAGCCGGTTGGCCCGGCGAGCAGTGGGGCGGCGAGCAAAGGCACGCGTTCGCGGCGGCCGCGATGGACCGGGCGTGGCTGTTTGCCCGGGCGAGCGGCTACGACCGCAAGGCCCTTGCGCTGGCCGCCTTGGCGGCAGACTCCGAGGGGATGGGGGTCGAGTTGACCGTGAAGCAGGTGGCGGACTTGCAGTGGTTGGCCGATGTCCCGGGCGCGGAAGGGGGTGCCAAGTGAGCATCATTGTGACCAACAGTCCCGGCAACGCCCTTGCGCTCGCGGCGGTGTTCGCACAGCACCTGAAAGACGGGCACCCCGAGGAACGGTGGGAGACGGTCCGCGCCATGCAGATGAACGCCAACGCCATCGGCGCGGGCTACAGCATTTCCCATGAGTGGTGCGATGCCGACGAAGTGATGCTCGCCGCGTTTGACACGCTGGGTTGGGCAAGTTTCATGGACAAGCAGTTTTCGCGAGACGGCGACCACACGGCGGCATGGGACGGCGAGCCCGGCAAACTTCAGCGGCGGGCGTGGTCCCTTGCCGACGGCTGCGCGTGGGATGCGCCGCTGCTGGCGAGGGCGTGGCTCTACTGGCGAGGGCCAGAACGCGGCGACCCGGCGGATGATGCGTTTGCTGGCACCGCTGCCCTCATGCGTGAGATTGCGGGCTACCCCCCGGCCAGCGGCCCGTACCCCCACGACGGTGCTACCGTTCAGCCATGAGCAAGCGACCCCCCAAGAAGGCAAGCAAGGTTGCACCCCGGCAAGAGAAGATCGGGGCGAGGCTTGGCACGTGGGCGATGGTGCAGGCCATCGCCGCGCACATCTCCGAGCAGACCGGCGTACCTGTTTCGGGCGCGGTCGCGCTCGAAATCGCGGTGCGAGAAGCCCTCGAACGCCGCCAAGGCAAGCGCGGCAAGACCGATCAAGGGTGACGGTCACCCCCCGGAGCATCCCCCCCCCAGCACGCCGCCCAGCCCTCACCGGTTGGGCGGCTTGCGTTTTGGGCGGCGACGGCCCCCGCCAGCAGGGCGCGGACCCGCCCCAGCCCGTGCCCGGTCGCGTCGGCGGCTCGGGATCCCCGGCGGGCACCGGGGGAGGACCACGCCCACCCCCGGGCGGCGGGTCGCCCCCGGTCGTGCATGAGGACGACAGGCGGGGCCGCGTGCGCCCTCCTCGCGCCGCCACGGTCGGCCCAGGGTCTTGACCCCGCGGGGCAGCGTCTCGCCCGCGTTGCCCGGCTCCGCAGCCCCGCCAGCAGCGACGCGCGACCAGGCACGCGACTGCGCCGCCCCTCCCCCGCCTCCCCCCCTCGGGCGCGCTCATCGCCCCCCAGCGCCCTCGCTCTTGGGGGGTGTCGGGGGACGCTCGCCACCCCCCCCGTCCCCCCCGCCGGCGGACCGATCAACGCTCTTGGGTCCGGATCCCTCCCCACGCGCGAGACGCGCGGCGACACGCTCGACGCCACCAGCACGCCACCCAGCCCGCAACAGTTCCTCCGGCGTGGCCCTCAGCATGGCCTGCGCGGCCTCCACCTGCGCCACGGACGTGACCACGCGACCACGGGCACGGGCAGCCGCAGACAAGAAGGGGGCAAGCGGCACCGGGATCAGGTCGGGCACACCATCGACCCCGCCGGGGGCGGGCGGATCCCGCCGCCGCGGCGGCTTCGCGGGCGCCCGCTTGGGCAACTTCCCGCGCGCTCGGTC